ATGTTTTTTCTCAATCGAATGCAGATCTTGTTCAAGTTACGCCGGAATTATCGCAAATCGAAAAAAGGAAAGCCCAAACCCACCGATGTGGCTATCTACGCCCGAATCACCGTCAATGGTCGAACGGCCGATCAAACCACTGGTGTAAAAGTCCACCCAAAATTCTGGAATCAGACCAAACAGAAAATTTCCGATGGCTGGCCAACCGCAGACCAGGACAATGAACTGCTGGACCGAATCCGGGTCAATCTGAAAAAAGCGTTTAATCGACTAGACCAGGACGATACTCAGTTGCAGGCTACCCAGGTACTTGATGTATACCGGGGCAAGAGTCAGGAACGTTGCACCCTGCAAACACTGATGAACCGGTTTATCGAGTATGAAAAAAATCAGGTAAGCAGCGATCCGGTTAAGCTGGCCACAAAAGAATTTATCACTCACGATACCTATAAGACCAACGTTAAGTACTGCAAGAATATATCGGCGTATCTACTCGATAGCAAACAGCCACGGGCCTACGTCGATGAGATTGATGAGTCTTGGCTGATTAGCTTTCGCAATTGGGGTAGTAAACGTTACAAGGTAAACTATCTGGCTAAACACTTGGCCCATATAAAACGCCTGGTATCGTTTGCCGTGCTGAAAAAGATCATCCCCAGTAACCCCATAGCACCCTATAAAATCTACACGGAAGAACCCGACCCCGACGACCGGGTATTTTTATACCCTGAAGAGTTAGAGCGGCTGACTACGTTCGATTTCCAATCGCTCAATCTTAAACCAGAACGGGCCAACCGGTTGGAGCGGGTACGGGATGCTTTTGTGTTTATGGAGGCCATTGGTACTCATTTAGGTGAATACACCCGGTTTGTAGCTGACCCCAAAAGCGCCCTGACCGAACGGGAAGGTATATGGTTCTTAAAGAAAAAACGGAGCAAAACCAGAAAGTACTTTACCGTTCATTTGAAACCGATTAATTTTGAGCTGGCTGCCAAGTACGGGGGATTCGATAAGCTACCGGTTTATAGTCGTACACAGTTCAACGATGCCCTAACGATCATTTCCGCCCTATTGGGATTCGATAAGCAGCTCACCAGTAAAGCCGCCCGGAAAACCTTTGCGGATAGTCACCTGAACGAATCCACTACCGATCTGCACGTGACGGCACGCATGATGGGTTTAAGTTCGATCCAGCATCTAGGTAACTATGCTAGTATCGATGAACGGCGCATAATCCGGGAACTGGGTTTAAAGCCCCAAGTTGTCCAGGAGTCGTAAACAGTCCATTTCAGAATAATCTTTGGTGCATTCTGAAATTTTTGGGCTGAATGGTCCCTGATCATGCACTGGCCAGCCAGATATCAACCAGGCTCAGGGAGAAAAAGCAGATCTGCAACCAAAGATTATTCTGAAAATGAACAAAGGCCAACGAACACAAATTGAGAAGCGTAAATGGCACCAGCGATTACGAAACTATAAGATTCCCTTGGATAAGGCATATAGTTGGGGAATCAAGTTCAAGGCACAAGGTAGACCCTGTAACTGTTCGGCTTGTCGAAAGCTCCACTACAAACGGAGCATCAAACACAAAATTTCGCTTCAACAGGAGCATGAATAAAACACAAAAAACCGCGTTTCTGGCTTGGAAACGCGGTTTTTTCATTGTATATTAACCTATCAATCAATCAGTTATCACTAACAAAAAACCCCAACGCTATTTCCTGTCAGAGCCAGCGAAGGGGTAAGTAAACAATTCTATCACCTAGTATGTCTACCCCGCAAAAGTATGTCGGTAGGGGCACTTATGCAAGTGGCTCTCCCTTTCGTGGTCATCAGTACCGCACCCAGGTTTATTTACTGGTTCTTAGCATCGCCAAAATCAGTGGTGAAGCTGAATCCGAAGTCTGGAAACGCATTTACAATCAGGTTCACGCCTACTATGGGATTTACCTGCCTGGTCTACCAAAGAACCGGCGCGAATCCCTTCTTCGAGTGGCCGAGCGTCACGACGTGCTCGATAAGGTGTACCTAGTTGCCCAGGCCGAACGGGCGCACTACTACAAAACCGATCAAGGAGAAATCGACTAAAAAAGCAGCCTGGTTAACCACCAGGCTTTTTTATGACCGAAAAGTAAACCTATACATTAGTATATGATGTGTACTCTTATCTTTCCAGCAAAAACCATTTACCACTATGAAACACCTTGTTTACATCTTACCCCTTATCGTGCTTTTCTCCGGTTGTAAGAAAGATGATCCACCACCAAAACCAGTTGCAGCTTTTTCGATCAGTTATCAAGCAAATGGAGCTGTTGTATTACTTAATAATTCCAAAAATGCAACTTCCTATCAATGGACACTCAGCGATGGCCGTAATTCAACAGCCGTCTCACCCCGATTTGAATTTGGGTATAATAGTGATTACAATGTAACCCTAACCGCAAAAGGAGATGGAGGAACAGATTCCGCTACGCAAACAATCCAAATAAGAAATCTACCCACAACAGGGAGTGTAATCTTTTGGTCTACCTACAACCGAAATATTACAATTACAGTAAATGGAGTCAATGTAGGCAATACCACGGTTTATTATTCAGGTAATGTTGGGCCTGACTGTGGAACAGCAGGTAACGTTACAGTAACACTTCCAGCTGGTATTTATAATTTCACAGGAAAGTCTAATGATATTATACCACTAAACTGGAATGGTCAGATTACGGTAGTTAATGGCGAGTGTCGAAAGCAATTATTATATAAGAGCTAACAAAAAAGCCCGTCTGGATTCAGACGGGCTTTTTAACTACCAACCTATGATTACTATGGTCATTCCGATACGTTTATAGATGGCCCTTTGTCATACGGTGCCCCAATGAGCCAATTGAGCGGATTAAATACGTGAGCTACTTTTACAGCTTTCTTGGCAGGGGAGTAAGTTTCACCCCGTGAAATAGCAGCCGCACGTTGTTTTGATTCTTCTTCGGCTATCTTCCTTTCTTCATCTGCCTTGTTTTTATCTTGAAAATTATTGTACAAAGTGGCAAAAACGATGTAGGCCAGTAATAACACGAGTATTATTTTCAATGCTTTCATAATAAGAACAGGTTTACGGTTTAACTACCAACCTATGATCTAAATAAGTGATTTGTTCGATCCAAATAAACGCGAACCCTGTGCCGATCCGGCCTGAATTGTGTTCAATCGCTCCTGTAAAAATGGTGAAACAGTCGTAATCCAATCAAGATTCGGTGTCGATTTCTGAGGAGTAACCGCAAATAGAGCTGCCAATGTATCCGTCTTTGATACAGAACTTTGTGTAGTTGGCTGTTGCGTTGTGGTTAGATTCTGTGTCGTTTGCGAAGTTGTCTGAGCAGATTGTTTGTTCTTATTCAGCAACGAATAAATTGCATAGGCAAGGACAGCAAAACAAAGGACTAATAAGGCGGTGTTCTTCGGATCTTGTTTCATGGTTCTGGTGATTTAACTTTTTTTATTTTTCACAAATAGTACAATTAACAGGATTGCCAGAATACCCCAAAGCGAATATTGAACCAGGCTTAACCTGTCGATTTCCTGGTTGGTCTGATTTAGAATGTCCTGCAATTGGTTATAATCTGCTTTGTAGTAGCTAATTTCTTCATCACGACGGGCTATATTGCCTTTTGTTGTGTCGATAAGTCCACCAATGAGCTGACCAGCCGTAGCGACCGCCAAACCAATCGCCTGACCGTATCCAGGAACAGCAGAAGCAAACGTTCCAACTATACTGGAAATACTACGTATATCCACGGCCGTATGGTCTACCACATCTGTACTCCCTAAATCTTTTAAGGCCTTTGCAATCACTTCGGCTCTTTGCAGTAAAAGCGTTCTACGACGTTTCAACCAGGTTAACCGTTCGCCTGTTGAATTGCCTGTGTAGGGTTGGTTAATCGCTTCAATTAGCGCATTAACCTGTTGGCAACCTTCAGGTAGTTGGGAAACCGGCACGTAGTCAGCCGCCAGGACTGATTTCACCTTACAGTCCTCATTAATATAGGCCGAATAGAACGGCACCGCATACTGAGTGCCTGTTGCATTGAGTAGCATAACTTATTTCCGTTTAGCCATGATTAGCGCAATGACAATGACTATGGCGCCAATCAGAATATAGGTCGTATTGAACTGACTGCCTATTGGTGTTGGAGTAGGCGTAGTGTTCTGCTTAACTAAGCCATTCGGACCCGGATCAGGCATTGGGGTACTATTATCACGGGTATAGTTATCCCCCAATTGCTGTTCATTACTCAGATTCATTTTACTGAGTATCTTATTATCCGCCAATAGATTGACGTAGTTACTGGTGGCAAAATCAGCATTAAAGTGGTCTTTCCACTGATTCAGATACGTAGCCGATTGGACAACTTCATGCCCATTCCAGTTAGGAAGCGAGGTCGTAGCGGTCAAGATCCAAACATCATAGTCAGCTATGTAGCGAACTCGCCAGGTATAGGTTTCCGCTACAAACTCACGCCCAAATATGCTTCCTTCATAGTGCCCAGTTTGCCAGACACCAACAACATCACCACTTTTATAGCCCATAGCTTTAGGGTTAAAGAATTCTAGTATAATTCGCGTTTCTAATCATCTCTCGTAGGCTCCCAGGGGTTACACCGGTCAAGCCTGGTTGAATCTTTACCGGCGTGTGGGTGAGTGCCTGGTACACCAGCTCCGCGCACGTCCACTGATCCGGCCGCTCGCTCCCGGCCCGAAGGCCGTAGGTCAAAAAGATACTTCGCCAGTCATACCCCTTTCCTAGCTGTGACTTTAGAAAGGTGGCTACGTCTGATGTATCGAAGGCACCCAAATCATAAATCTCAACGTACTGAGCTCGCCTAATCGTCTGGGTCGTTGGCCGGATCGCTACGCCACCGGTGCCCACCCAACTGGAAATCGACATACCGGCATCCGGATCGATCAGCTCACAATGAATCCAGTTCGACCCGGTAAAACCCGCGATGATCATACCCGGTACATCATTGTCGTGAAACCGATTTTTGAACGCGATCCACATTAGTTACTAGCCAGTTTTGCGATGTCCCGCATCAATTTATCCACTAGCGGCCGAATCTTACTGAACTCCGTTTGCGTCTGATAACAGCCCATCGTTTTAGCGAGTCGCTTATATTTCTCCTTATGCAAAAAGGTATTGGTGATCCCTTTTTCGCGCATCTTGTAGCTCACCCACACTTCAAAGAGTCTAGCCCATAACTCATTGTGTCGAAGCCAGTAGGAATCCGATTCCCCCTTCTTCACCAGCCCGTCTCGCATCTTATTGTACGAAGCCGTCTGTTGAATGGCCTTGATGATTTCAATCATCTGATACCGTAATGTGCCTTTTTTATAGACATTCTTGGTTATCAGACTCGTATCGTGCCCATAGGTCAGTGAGCGGTAGAAGCGGTCCTGTTCGACGTAGGTACCAAAGAAATAATCAATCGCGTGACCGTACTCGTGCGCCAGGGCACCGACCCCACCGGTTTCCACAAACTTGGTTTTCTTATCGACATCGATCTTTTGGCCGGTCAGGGGATTGATGATGTAGCGTTTGTAGCGCGTGAGGTTAATCATCATCGTATCGGGTTCGAAATGACCGGCCGCGTGCTGATAGCCACGAGCACCAAACGCAATCCCAATCGTACCACTAAAGCCAATATTGGTATAGCCTACGATCTTGGTTAGATCCGACAGCGCAATGACCAAAGCCGCCAGGTAATTGTAGGCATCATCGTTGGTCAGCCACCGACCGAACTCAATGCCCTTCAAGCGAAACTTGAGTACCGCCCTGTTAATATCGACAGCAGAAACCGTCCGATTGGTTTTGGAAAAACCCCGGTACACCTGCGTAAACCCATTCTCATCCCAGTAGTCATTGAGTCGGCTACCAACCGAAATCCGGGTGTTGGTATCGACGCTGTATTTTTTGGAACCGAAGGTCGGAACCAGGCCAAGCCGGGTTTCCACTTTGCTAAGTTTGGCGATGGGTTTCTTAAGAATCATAACCGAAGAATATTTTACAAATCGAGCTGTCGACAGCTGCCGATCGATACAGAAAATTTTGTCAAAAGCCGTTTTTGATCAGATTTATTGCGGGGGGTAAGAGCACGCCCACAACCACCCCAATGGACAAAGCGCCGATTCGAGCGGTCCAGCCCAGCCGCTTGGCATCCCGGATGATTCCGGAAAAACTGCTTAGTTTGCCTTGCGCCTGGTTGATACCCGTGCTCATGCTTTGGGTAGCCGTACTGGCTTTCTGAATGGTACCCGAAATCGTCTGTAAACTATCGCTCAAAACCTTTATGGTTTTGTTGCTCTGATTGACCACGTGCTCAAGTGCCTTTTCGCATTCGATCAGTTGGGCTTGTTGTGACGCAATGACCTGGTCAGCATCCAGGAATGAAATTGATAACAGGGTTTTTCGAGCCAGGTCGAGTTTTAAGTATTCAGCCCGGGTTAAGGTTGTATCGTTAGAGAGTTCGGGCAAGGGAATCCCCTGCCCGACTACCGACAGACTAATTAACCCACTACATACAATTCCCACGCAGAGTATAAGGACGTGTTTCATTTGACTTGCTGTTGAATGGCCTGTAAGCGTTTCTTTTCCTGATTGTAGCGATCCTGATAGACGGCCGATTGCTGTTCCAGTATTGACTTTATCGCCTTGTAGGAGCCATTTATGACGCTTATCGAGTCGGATAGATCCAGTAACCCAGCATCGACCCGGTTAACGGTCCCAATGACCGCTTGCAGATCCGTTTTCGTCTTTTTCAATTCGGAATCCACTAGCTGCAATTGGGTTTGCACCTGCCGGGTTTCAGCAAGCGCCTGGTTCAGTTTTGCATTCACCTGTGACGGCCGAAATACTTCATTATAGGCGATGTAGGCCAAAATCAGAAGCACGCAGACCGGCGTGAGCTTGCTGGTTAGAAAGTCCAGTACTGCTTTCATAGCTAGGCTGATTGATCCGTTGGTTGTTGATCGAGCAGGGTTTTAACGACCCCGATTCGTTTACCCAGCCAGAACGCGACCAGGGCTAACACGATTAGTGCCGGTACAAATTTTCGCGCTACCAGTAGCGCAATGACGACCCCGACCAGAGCCGCCCAAATCGCTGTCCCTGCGGCCGGTACATAAGCCCCGACATTGGCCAGGCTAAACACCGTCCCATTCCCTACATTGCTACTGTATTCATTGGCCAGTGTAGCGAGTTTACCCGACGTTTTCCCCGAAATCGCCAAATAGGCATTGGCCCATAGCTCTCCGTAGGCCGTAAAATCCGACGGCTGCAAATGCACCTTGTCTTCCCGGTTTGCCCTTGCGGCCCGAAGGGCTACCAGGTCAGCACCGACGTAGTTAGCCGGATTGGAGCCGATCACATCCTGACAACCGGCCCGGATGTGGCTCACGTCCACGCTGTTCGCGCCTTCGCCAGCATCTTCCAGGGCAATGAGTATCGGAATAGTGGGAAGATTGAACGTGGTACGGGTATGGGTCAGCACGTCGTTAAACTGATCCTTGAATTGCTGACGCGTGCTCACGTCGCGATCATTCACCCCGTGGTGAATCAGGATGGCCCGAATACCGGTTTGGGGAATGTATTTGCTCAAGGTCGCTTTTAGCGTCTGATAGGGCATTCCCTTATCATACTTGATAAAGCCATGCTCAAACGGCTGGTTGTTAATCACCTTCCAGTTCTGTTGAATATTCGACCCGCCAAAGGCCGTATTGAACAGGAGCACCGGCACGCCTTCACTCGCAGCGAGTTTATTGGCGAATGGTCCCCACGCATAGGGACCAGGCCCGTAGGGAGCAATTTTCGAGGTGGCCGAAAGAGAAGAAAAGGTGAAGGGTAAGTTTTCCTCTTTGGCATCGGTATCGTTGTAGTTGACCGAGCGAACCCGTGGATCTGGATTGTCATAGACGGCCGTGTCGGAGCCTTGCGCGACCGAATGGCCAAACACAACAATGACTTCCCCCACGCCAACGCGTTCCATCGACGCGGAGCTGATGACCATACCCCCCTGTTTGATCTCCACTTTCAGGGCGTAGTCCCCCCCCGTCAATCGGACGGCTCCTTTGCACCGGCCGGACGCGATCTTACCCAGTTCGACGGGACCAACCTTTTTTCCCCCTTGCACCGGCGTGAACGTGACCTGCACCGTCGCGCCTTCGGTGTTGGTGGACTCAATATCAACGGGCACTAAGGCTTTATTATCCGAATCCCGCTGATACACCACGTTTTGGTACGGGAGCTTGATGGTTGGGGTAATGTTGGCAGACATGGGCTAGTTACGTTAGGGTGTCGAGTAGGCCGTTTTTACCGACCAGTTTTAAGATGTAGTTGCCGGTTTCGGTGGCTTTGGCTTTGGCTTCAGCTAAGACTCCGGCGAAGGTTTTGGCTTTGATTTTGTAGAAATACCCCGCGTTGTAGCGGAACACCACCTTATCCCACCGAATCAGTTGATCGGTGAGGGTTAGGATCTGGGTACTTTCGTCGATCAGGCGTCCCAGCAGCATGGCGCCAATCAGGAGATTCACTTCCGGAGACATCACCTCACTGGCTACCAGTTTGGTATTTCCGGCTTTGTCATCGCCCAGGTAGCGGAGCTTGCGAATGTTCACCAGCTTATTGCCCAGGTAGGAGGCCAGTAAGTCGAGCTGCTCATCACTCACCCGGTTTTCTTTATTGTCCAGGTGAATGGCCGTTACGCAGGTATCCGGCGTGAGCTGCATGAGGCCCACCGCTCCGGCGCTACTCTTGGCGTTCGGATTCCCGGCCGATTCGATAAAGCAAAATGCCTCAATGACGGCCGAGGGTACATTGGTCAGCTCGGATGCTTGTTGGATGAAGGTGCCATATTGATTACGGATCGACCGTACCATATCCAGGTTTCCAACAGCCTGACTCGCTGTGTAGTACATTTCGGCCGTCATTGGGACGCGGCTAATCAGTGTCATGGCGTTAGACCGTTACCTTTTGAAAATCAATCTCCCGGTTCTCTTTCTGCCAGCGCGGCCGGTTTTTTAAATACCAGGCTGACAGTCCCCCGATGACGGCCGCTCCGACCAGGAAGGGGATCGATTTCTTTAGTTTCTTATTCATGATGGGTTTCTTTACGGGCATCACTGGCAAATAATCCACCCAGGAAGGTGCCAATGCCGGTTAGGGCCAGGTGCCAATCGTGTTGCTCAATGGCCTTGTACAGAATCGGAATGGCTACCCCCAGCGCGGTAATCGTCGTTCGGGGATTGTGCAGCGCCCCGTAGACAAAATCGGTCCAGATGGTGCGGAGTCGTTTGCGTTTACGGGGTGCCATTGGATTTGGGGTTTGACAGTTCCTTTATGTTCAGATAGAGCCTGGTGAGGTCGGTAACAATGGCCACCACGGCCGCTACGATCAGGATTGTTTTGAGGTTAATCTTCTTCATCGTCTTGCGCTTTTTGCGTGGCTATGTACTTTTTCGTCGCTCCCCATTCCCGGTAACAGCGCATGGATAGCCAGGCTACCGACAGAAGGGATATTACGATGGTCAGGAACCCGTTAATGGTTTGCATACTGAAAAGCGGGATAAGGTTGAGTGGTATGGCCAGGCCGGTGCAAATGCCTCCGGCGATGTCTACTTCGTCGGGTCCATCGGCCAGGTTAAACAGGAGCCAGAAGCGTAAGAGGAAGAGTTTCATGGTGGTTAAAAGAGTTACGGCATTGGAAATTTTATTAGTTATTCTTAGTAGGCTATTCCGCCCGTTATGCCAGCCTGAATAATATTGCGGAATCGTGCCCAGGGATAAAACCACAGGTTAGCCAATATCTCTGCTCCAAAGCCATTTGGGTGCAACCCATCGCCTTGATAATAGCTGTTTGCTGTGCCATTGCTATAGGCCTGTACATTCTGCTGAAAAATCGTGTAGGCTCCTTTGTCACCCTGAATGACAGTCGTACCATTACAGAGCGTATCTAACATGGCGTCGAACGATACAATCAAGTTTTGATTTGTTGTTGACCTACCATCGTTTGGGTATGGGTCATAATTAAGAAATACCTTATAGCCTGAACCGACCAACCCATTGACAATGCTTGTCATATTGCTGGTTGAGGTTGAGAGACTGATTGAATTAGGGGCATCGTTAGTAGCCAGCATAATGAATACATCGTCCACGCCTGCCGCTTGAAAGGCCGCTAGGGCATTGGTGTAGTTCGCCTGACCGGGAACCCATTGTGACGACGTTGACCCGAATATGGCGGCATTAACAATAACGACTTCCCTGTATGTTCCCGCCCAACTGGAAAGCATACGCTTGAGTGCAGTTGGCGGCTCTTGCCCTGAGCTAAGTTGATAGCCCTGAGTGATTGAGTTGCCAATGAATCCCAGATAATATGCATTTGGGTTTTTGGTTGTTACCTGTATAGCCGTACTCGTTGCTGTGACTCCTACATTATCCGTAACCAAGCAGCGATACCAATACTTTGTATTGTTGGTTAGGCCCGTGTCGGTGATATTGGCTGTCGAGGTATTGCTACCTATGTTACTATAGGTGCCAGCCGAACCCGAAACATCAGCCGCTCGTTGAAACTGATAGTTGTAGGGTGCCGTTCCCCCCGATGCTGCACTGGATGTAATTTTTTGGCTCGTAAGATTATTGATTGACCTGGTTAATGTACCTGCTGATAAGGCTACGCTAACCACATTACTATCCGTCAGATCACCGTCCAAATGCCACAAGCTGGCTTGTCCCGTATTGGTGTTGGCGAATGGGGTGCTTACAGGTGTATAATTAGTGGTATACTGGGCTACAGTGCTCCACCGGATTTCATCGAGTTGGCCAGTAAATCGGTAGATGGAATTGTTACCATACGTGCCAATGTCTGATAGGGCTGGTCCTATCGTACCCGATGCTGCTGTACTGAGTAGCACCCCGTCCACAAAACACAACACCTGCGCGCTGGTATTCCACACCAGGGCGAAGGTATGCCAGTTGCCATCATTGAGCGCACTTGGAGTTATATAGTTCTGGGTAAGTGCGTTCCAGGCAAATTGGACCTTGCCCTGATTATTGAATCCAACATACCAGCCATTCCCTCCGACCATAATACTGACTGGATTTCCGAAAGCGGTCGTTTTGAAACGACCTTCCACCGTCTGGCCTGTACTGGTATTGCCTATTGCTGCCCCTGAAATTGTCACGTTGCCAGTAGCGGCCAGATTCAAACATTGACCAAATCCACTGGCTCCCGTAGTATAGGCGATTGTTCCAACTGCGGTTCCGTTTGGCATCTTATTGAGCGATTACAAGTTGAACGGTGACGTATTGGCCAGGTGTGGTACTGCCTACCTGAATCACATCAAGGCTGAGTAATTGACCAGCAACAACAGCCGTAGTGTCGAAACTAGTCTGACTGCCCGTACTTGCCCCGTTTACCAATTTGAGTCGATTGGTGGTTGTAGTTGCCCAAATGGAAGTACCATTGAGTTTCAGATCAATAATCAGGTCTGATCCAACAGGTGCCGTTTTGGCGTTGATCCAAGCCTTTTGTATAGTACCAGAATTCTCTATGGTCACCTGGTTGGTGATATTTGTGCCAACTGATACATCTGAACTTATCCCTAGAATTAATGTATATGTTCTCGTAATATAGTTTTGTGGCTTCCAGTCTGTACTTGCTGTCGTATTCTGAGCTTTATACCAAATACCATTCGTGGTATTTATAAATTCCTGACCCACATACGCTGGCACTTGCGTCGGTGAGGCCGTCCCGTAGCCATAGCCAGCTACCCGCTCGGAATAGGTGGTATAACCAATGGCCAGGTTATCGGTACAAATCGTGCCTTCACAGCGCGTCACGTCAAACTGAATGGGTTTGGTGAGCGTTCCGGCCGTGTTATTAAGCACATTGCCTGAAATCAGCGAGTAGCGCAAACCCGTCCCATAAATGAAAATGGGTGATTTCTCCTGACCCGCACTGGTACCCGAAAAATCCCCGTCGAACTGATTGTCGGTAATCAGCAGCCGGTAATTGATACCGCCCCCGCCAATGGAAAGGGTTAACCCCTTAGCGCCTGTAGCAATGTTTTGGGTAATCGCTACATTATCCAGAAGCACATTGCTATTCCACAGATTATCGACCCCATCCAGCAGGTTAGCCATCACCTGTAGATGGGTTAATGCGTTTGCGCTGACATTGATGAAATAGGGGATTCGGTGAGCAGCATCCCAGTAGCATTTGTTATCGACGATCTGCCCTTTTTTCACGTTCAGTAGATCGATCACCCCCGCCCGAATGTCGTAGAACGTACACCGACTAATGACAAAATTGGTCACCTGACTGGTGGATGTCGCGGCTCCCAGGCCAATCGACTTGGTACCCGACACGTCGAAGGTGCAATCCAGGATCTTAATGTCGTCCCCCCGCTTAAAACGGATCGCATAGGTTTCCGGCGTAGCAAAGGTGACGTTGGCGATATAGGTCGAATTATTGTTGGCATCCCCGGCCGAATCCCCGCCGTAGATCAGGGCAATATCCGGGTTGGTTTGGGCCACCCCCCCACTGAGATTGCCCCCAATGAAGCTCACCCCCGAACTGACCCCATCGGTATCGGCTATGATGTGAAACAGGTGCTTATTCGGCGTCACTTGCTGAATCCGGGTACCGCCGTAGGAATTGGAGCGTTCGCAAAATATTCCGACCGAGCCTTTGACCAGCAGCGCATCGGTAATTTTATAGTAGCCGTGGGGAATATAGACCGTGTTGCCCATGCCACGAAGCGGGGTAAATCGCCCGTAGGTGAGTGGATTGTTGGCACTACAGGCCAAATCTAAGGCAGCTTGAAAGGCGGCCGTGTCGTCCGTCACCCCATCACCCACCGCTCCAAAATCCCGCACGTTCACATTCTGTTGGAGCTTGTTGCGTAACGGTGCCGCGAACGAGTTTAAATCCAGCAGGATTTGATACAAAATATCTTCCGTCGATGTGCTATACCCACCTTTAAGGTTTCGGTTGGGGGACGGCGTTGCCCCGTTGATCAGGCTGAGGTTATCCCAGATACCATGCAACAGATCTTGCTTGGCATCCGGGTATTTGCCTTTGGGGAGAGGTAAGCTTAATTGGCCCATTCGGTTAATACGTGAAGGTTAATTTTTTGGATCACTCGGGCTTTATAGAGGGCGTAGACCAGCACGACTAGACCCAGCACGGACGCCCCGATGTAAAGCGCCGTCGAAATCACTTTTTTTTTGACTCACTCGCCAGGTAGGCCGTGGCATCGGCCGGTAGGTCAGCCCGGAACCAGGCTTTCACGTCGCTCACGGTGATCTTACCGTCGCGGTCCATATCCATACCGGCATTGAGATTGTAGGTCTGCGAGCCTTTCACCCCAATCACATAGCTATCCGCTTTCCCCATCGCGGCCGGATAGAATACAGCGAGATACACGTCATACGGACTCTTGTAGCGACCTTTCCAGGAGGCCAAATACTTTTTCACCCAATCAAGCTGCTCGGTGCCTGACATCGCCCGAAGGGCATCCGTGGTGGTACCCAGCTTGAGCGCCGTTGACTTTAGAAACTGAATGAGTCCGGTTGCTCCGGAACCGGCGTTATAAGCCGTTGGCTTCAAGCGGGATTCTTTGTACATGACCAGCATCAGCCAGGCCGGATCAATCGCCAGCTCACCGCTAATGGCCTGCACTTTGGCCAGAAAACTAGCCTTGTCCGAGCCGGTATAATAGCTTTCCAGGATCATAGCCGCTAGGGTTATTTGATGACTTTATTCAGGCCAATGCTGATCAGGATGAGTAGCGTACCCGCCACCAGCGCGGTAATGGCCAGGTTGAGCATGGAGGTTTGGTCCAGGCCAATGTTGACCGTGGTTTCGACTTCGGCCGTGGGTTTCTTGCGGCCGGTGAGAATATCTAAGATGTCTTGAAAGACACTGCTACCAGATGAGTTCATATCAGGGAAGGATATAGGTGTAATTTTTGGCTACGTAGGCTTTGGTACCATCAGCTAAGGTCACTTCAACCCAGGTGTTGTTATCGGCCGTGGACTCGGTGCCAGTCGTGGTGCCGATGAAGGTTCCGGCCGTTACAGCCTGGACTTTTTCGCCCGTGATACTGGGTGCCTTGCGAACGTTCACATCGACATTAGCATAGAGCTTTTTAGTAGCTGCGAATGCGGTCGTGGTTAAGCTACCCAGCAGTTTGTTACTAGGGTCAGTTGCGCTAGTTGACCCATCGGTCTTATCCGATTTAACGGCTTTGACGATCTGCGTGGTCAGCAGAATGGCACCGGCAATAAGCACGATGAGTAAGAGAATTTTCCAGGTTTTGGCTTTCATGCGAGTTTGAGCGATTTCATTTTATTGACAATGCTTGATTTCTTGCCGGTGAAGTAGTCGTAATACACTTCGTTGTCGATGGCCTGCGTCAAGGTTTCGTTGTGCAGCCGGAAATAGCGTGCGTTCCAGGCGTTGTAGACGTAGACCAGTTGATCATCACTCAGGCCCAATAGGGTGGTGAACAGTTCATCTTTTGCCCCGCTAAAGACGATGGAGCCATAGACGACATCATAGCAGTCTCGAATGATGATTTCCGCTTGCCCCTGCCAACCGGCCGGAAGGCCCGTGCCCTTGTTGGGGTATTCCACTTGCGGAATCTCCTTTTGCCCGATTTTCTTACCCAGAAAATAGACAAATCCCAGTACGGCCAATACCCCAACCACGATCTGAAACGTGGTATTTTTCGCAATGGAACCGACCACCTGACCCGTTTTTTTTAAGGCTTCGTTCATTTGAGTTTAGCGATTAGAATACCGATACCCAGCAGCAAAACACCCAGCGATCCATAGGCGAGTACGGGCTTGTTCTTGAGCGTGGTTTGCAGGGTGTCCAGGGGTGAAGTCGAGCTTGATTTCTTGGCCGAAACCGTCACGTCAGGCAGCGTATTGCCCCCATAGGCTGGGTTCATGGAGATGGTCGACAGCAGGGCGTACACCTTCGTCCCGTCACTCAGTCGAACCAGCTCTAACCACTGATCCCCATCCGTGGTCTTGACCACTCCGGTACTGATCCCCGCTTCATCAAACATCTTGAGGGTCGCAATCACGGAGCCGGTTATTTGCGGACTCGAATACAGTTTGGCCGTATTGACTGAGACATAGTAGGTAGCTCCACGCATGGCATAGATTGAAAAAGAAACGGCTTGCCCACGGCCAAAATCCGGGGTGGGCAAGCCGTTTACGGTAGGTACGATAAAGAAAAGATTAACGCTTCTTGGCGAAGTAATACACCGCGAATCCAACGGCCGCAATGATGGCCACCACCACCAGCATGTTGGTATTTTTCTGCGTTTGGGTCTGGGTACCGCCCCCGTTGGAATTACCACCCAGCAGATTGTTCAATAGACCACCACCGGTATTGGTATTGCCCCCGCCCGTGTTGGTGTTGCCACCACCGGTATTGGTGTTCACCGTCGTTCCACCCGACAGGGCTTTACCCAGTTGGGAACCGCTATAGCCCGATACATCCGGAGCGTAGTAAATACCCGTCGCTGGATCGGTTTGGGCAAAGTTTTCGGCTTCACTTTGGGTCAATACACCGGCTTTGAATAGCCAGTGACCCGGCTTAAACACCTTTGGACCACCCGCTACGTCGTAGGTATAACCCGCCAAATGGCCATTGACGATTTGGGCATAGACCGGAAAGTTGTTAAAGGTGCCAAGTTGAGCGCCGTCATTTTCCGAGTAGGTACCCGTAGCATTCAGCATTCGACGGCCACCCGTTGAGCCAGTGAGTTGACCGGCTAAATACGCACTGTAAACTGAACGTTGTGATGTGTTCATGGATTTTTAGGAGATTGCGTAGCCTACCTGACCAACCCGGCCGGTGTGACTACCGATTATTTTTTACGGAATACGAAATAGGCACCTACGGCCAGGACCAACAGGACAATCCCGCCAATGATGAGCGTTTGGGTTTGTTTTTGCTTGGCTTCGGCCTGGGCCTGGGTCTGAGCAGTCTGATAGGCTTGCAGGGCATTGAGAATGTCGCCTTGACCCAATGTCCCGGTTGCTTTGGCTGCTTCACTATCGAAGTAGCCCGACACGGCCGAATTGATAATCCCCAGCGCGGACGCTAACCAGGTATTGTCTTTTTTGGCATCAGGGCTTAGGGTCGTTAGCGCCTGTTGCTGTTGCAAGAGCGACTGATCATAGGGTACGTACAACCCCAGGGCTTTCCGGAACGCGTCACTAGGGGTATCCCCTAATGAATCCCCCGTCGCATTGAGGTAGGAATGATCGAATCCCCTGGTTAAGATCGAATCACGAAAACCTGTGTGATTGAACATAAGTGGACCGGTTTAGGATTTAGCGGCCTTCTTCATCGCGGATGGCCAGGTACGGGCTTTGCCACTCTTAAAGAGCTTCTTGGCTTTCGAGACGATTTTCTTGAGTTTGGCCGAACCTTTTTTGCGTTTTGTAGGCATGATTGAAACAAATTGACCGGCTGAATTGACGAACAGTTTCATCGATTCGAACCTGTAGGTGAGTGCTGAAGTTGGAGTGCTTGCCGAAGCAGAGCCGTACCGCGTTGGTACTGCTCCGTGGTGGTAAAGGGCATGATGTGGGTAAAGGCCAGTACCGCACCTTTCAAACTATACCCTTTCTGGGCGTAGGTGTCAAGTGCCCATCGATCCGCTTCAAACTCCCCCCCCTGGGCTTCCAGGTGACCGCATTCATGCAGCAGGACAAAGAGTCGTTCGTCGAAAGAGGCACTATTCCACCACTGAGCCGAAACAAGCATGGTGCCGGTAAGCGGGTCCACCGAAGCAGGTGTACCTTGCAGCTCCGGCACCATGATTATTTTGTTGACATGCGGTTGCCAACCGGGTTGGCTTGGCATGGCTTAGCCCAATACGTTAGCGGCTGTTGCGGCCGCAACCAGGTTCGCCTGACCGTAGAGTTTCACCAGGCTTTGCCCATCCTGGGTGTAATGCTCCATTGCCTTCATTTCGGAGAAGGTAGCCCCGAAGAAGAACGTAATGACCACCGAAGTATCGGCCAGGATCGGATATTCAACGATTTTGTCATAACCCAGTACGATACCCTGACCACGTAACGACAAGGGTAGAATTTTGTCGTTGGGGTTGGCCGGATTCTGCGAGATCTGGGGTTGAATCGAGGTGATTACCTTGTCTTCTCCGGTAAAGGGGCTGATCCGGTTAACCGTAAATTTCGAACTGATCTGCGATGCTGAGTTGTTTTCGTAACGGAACAGCATACCCAGTAATTCGGTCGGTTCCCGCAGTAGCAACGCGTGCAGATCTTCAATCGACTGGGTTTCGGTTGAAGTGGCCGTAAGCCCAGCATTACCGTTTTTGTCGTTAAACGCACCGGTCTTCATCAGACCCGGTACCGCGTTGGTAATCAGTCCGCGATACCCACCAAACAGGACGGGAATCAGGGTACGCGCCGTGCCGTTCTGCGGGGTAGCATTGGTAATCCGGATCGAGAAAGTACGAGCCGATTGGTCGAGTACAGCAAAGCTATCGTTGCCAGCTCCGAAGAAAAGGAAGGGGTTGGAAATCCCCAATCTGAAGTCGCGTTCTTCTTGTGTCATCGCGTTTTGAGAGGTAAAATTTAGTGTTTGATTGTGTTGCGGTAAAGTTGTCCCCGTGAACCGTAACTGCGATTTGGCAATACTGGCGAGTTCATCCGGTGCGAAGAATATCCCGTTGCGCGGGTGGAAGGTGTCACCTGGGTTCATGGCTACGTTTTGGAGTCCTGGTTGAGCATCACTCGTGACAGCAGCAGAGCGGCCAGGACCGCCACGAACACCAGGCCGAATAGTTTCAGATCGCGCATAAGCAGGGGGTTTTGTGGCCATTGTAAACGCCAATAGACCAAAGAGCAAAAGGGTGATAGTTGATTTCATGGCGTTGGCCGCTTGTGAAAGAAAGAATTTGTGAATGAGGTCCGAAACATAAAAGGCTCCCGTGAAAGGGAGCCTTCAAGAATTTAAAGATTTGCTTGGATTTGCTTGAATTTCGTTGAATTTCGTTGAAAAGTGGTCAATTGGTCACCACCACATAGGCTTTACCGGTCGTCGCGCCAATGATACTGACCGCGCTGGTTGGGCAATAGGTCGATGTCGATTGGTAACTTCCCCCACCGGCCGCCAGCAAAATGCCCGTCGAAGCGGTCGCATCCGTACCATCGAAGCGGATCGACATCGGGGTATCACTCACGTTCTGAATAAACAGGTATTTCCGGCCAGCTTGAGCGGCTACGGCTTGCTGCGCGGTTCCCCCGGCCGTAATGGTTCCGGCTGTATGGGTAATACTCGATTGCATCGGTGGCAAATCCACCGGTAAGCGGTCACTGATCAAGGCACTGGGCAATTTGGCCTGTAAGGTTGTCCAGTTGGCTAGTGAGCGTTTGATGAACGCTAGGATTGAAAAGCTACCGGTATCGGTAGTTGCGGCCGCATCGGCTTTGACCCCTATTGCCGTGTTTAAATCGGCCAGGCTTGCATTACCCGTCGTCTGACCCGTGCTGATGGTGGTGATGCCCGTGAGTAGCGTGGTCCAGTTGGCTAACGTCCGTTTGATAAAGGCGATTACCGAAAAGGAACCACTATCACTACTAGCGGGGGCATCGGCTTTCGCGCCAACCACCGTGTTTAAATCAGCCAGATTACTGTTACCCGTCGTCTGCCCATTGCTGATGGTGATAATCCCAGCCAGTAGCGTGGTCCAGTTCCCTAAAATGCGTTTGATAAAGGCAATCACGGAAAAGCTACCCGTGTCGGTCGTCGCGGCTGCATCCCCTTTGGCTCCAATGACCGTGTTGATCGCGGCCAGGCTATTATTACCCGTGTCCTGACGGGCAGCCGTCGCGGCCGTGAGCGAACTAATGGGACTGTTCAAGAGCGCCGTGATCTGATCCACCAGGTCGGTGACCTGTTCGGCCGCTAAATTCCCTCCAATCGTTTCCAGATTGGAAATCGGAATGGCCACGTTGACCACACCCGACGAACTGGTAAAGATGATCGTAGGAATTGCGCCGTCTCTGGGTTGTACGGTCGGTTGAGAAAGGTACTGAGGGTTTCCATCCCCCATGTCGATTTTTAAGCCTTCAGCGGCTTTGGTAATGATTACACCCATGTTCGTTTTTGTTTATTGGCTTCTTTAGTGCGATTGGATAAATGACTTTTCGTCCGGTTTGAGAAAAGGATCTAAATGCTCAGTAATGATCGACCATTGTTTGTGGGTATAATAGCTCTGTTTCTTGCGGTACCCGTATTGCTCCAAGAGCACCAGGACGGTACAGGGCGCGCCCGATTGATCCTTAGCAATCGGCATACTGATCCAATGGGCAATCCAAGCCCGGCTGCAATGGTAGCGTTGCATGAGCTTTTGCAAACTGCGTGCATGATCATCATCGAGCTTAGGCATCTTATTGGAGTCGAACGGTTTGCCGGTAGTACTTGGAGGGGTTGGCCTGAACGGTTTTCCAGACTTTCACCACGTCGGGCAGGTTGGGTACTTTCGATAATGGTCCTTTGTAATCAATGGCGTCATTCGTTTTGCCAATGGTCAAGGTGTTGGCCATCTGGTAGAGTTTCGGCGGAACGAAGTTGAGCGAGTGATAGACGAATACGATGTCCTGATTTAGATGTCGTCTATTCGCTAATAGCTGTTTCAGCAGGAGCGGGATGGCCCCTTCGAAATAGCCGGATGCATCATCAAAGACAATCAGACAGTTATAGGCGTACTTGGTGAGCTGCTCTAACGTTTCCTTGTTGTCGATGATTTTGAGTCGATATATCCCCTTTGATAGCCATTTTTTTAGCTTTGATAAGGGCATTTCGGGATATTTCAGCGTATCCTTCGTGTCCTTTAGATCGATCCATAAAACGCCCATATTATTGGCCGTAGCGGCCGGTACAACCTTTTCAAGTAGGAAGGTGGTTTTCCCTGAACCCGGTACCGCAATCAGAATATCAACGTTATTCAGTCTTTGCATTCTTGAATAAGCCAAGTGTTGCGATTGACGAAAACTTATCTCCCCACGATTCCGGAAGAACCTGAATGATCCGGGGAGCCATGATCATCAGCACGGCCAGCAGTAAGGCCATTTCCGGAGAGATGGAAACACTACTGTACTTCTCCAACACTTTGGCCAATGGCTCTTTGAGCTTGGTTTTTTCCCGTGCGGTGAAGGGAAGCGTTTTAACGGCATCGTTACAATCAGCTACCCGTTGAACGGCATCCAAAAACGGATCGGTACCGACTGTCCGATTCTCTTCCAGGAGCGTACCCGCTTTGATCTGCCGGGTTTCCTCTTTATAGCGTCGAATCAGGTCCGCATCATCCGGCTCCTGGTACTTTGACCGGTAGATGGGCTTGAGTACACCACTTTGCAGACTGTCAAACAGGTTGATAAACAGTCCCGCTTCTTCTAAATAATCCTTGAAGGATTTTTCGGGTTCGGCATCGTCCATCCCGTCGCTCTCCGGATCATCGTCGCGAAAATCTTCCGGATTGGTTTGATCAATCGGTTCGGCGTCAAAATCGGGCCGGTCAACCGTGTTGGTCGGTGCGTTCAAATACGATGATAGATCAATCGTAGGGTTACTGTTGTGGTTGGGCAATGATTCCATGATTGATGTCTTTATAGGAGATCCAGAATTGAATCAGAATGGTAAGCGGTTCGCGTAGGTGCGGGTGATCCGTCATGAGTTGCTCTAACACGGCATTGAGCTGCTCCGACGACACGTCCTTTTTCTTTTTGGAAAACAGGCTCATCGGGTTCATACCGAGTTGGGAAACCAGGCTCATCCATTTGATTTTAGGCAGTTCCGAAGCCAGGACCGGCAAGGCCCAAATGACCTGACTAATCGATTGGTGGTACTGGTCACGTTGGCCAACGATGGCCATGAGCTGCGATTGGTCCACTTGCACAAGGGTTGGTGGCTCTGGCTTTACAATCAGGGGTTGAGTTGACCCAACGGGTTCAGGCACTTTAGGTTCTATCTGATTCAAGGCGAGAATAGTGTTTGAGTTTTTTCCGGAAATCAGTACGGGTAGGCATGATCGACTTACACGAAATATCCACGGCTTTCAGTAGATCGACTTCCAGTTCGGACGTATAGTCACTGCTTTTGGGCTGCTGCAGTAAGCTTTGGTACCGAGTAGCCAATTCCTGCAAGGCTTGTTCTAGCTGCTCCTTCTGGCTAATGGCTTCTTGCAGTTCCGTGGCCAGGTCCGCCGATGGTTCGGCCGGGTTGAAGTGGCTTTCCAGAATAGCACGGACCAGCTCCGTACGGGTGGTTCCGCGCTGACTGGCTTGCTGATCCAGCAGCTTAAGCAGCCGCATCGGTTGACGAACACTTAAGGTGCCCGTTCCACTGGGTTCGGTTTCCAGGGCCGTTGGAATCACGTCGGGGTTGGGGTCGGTATTGGGGTTGTTTTCCATAGTTGTCATACAGGCCCGAAAGATGTATGACAAGCGGAAAAGCCAGTGTGCAAGATTTGCTTGGAATTGCTTGGAATTGCTTGAATTTGTTTGGATTTCGTTTAATTCCTATCTTTCCTCCACTCAACCCATGCCGTAACGGGTACACCTTCTCGAAAATGAAAGTGGCTACACTCAGCCGTAAGGAAGTCAAAATCAGGCTTCATGTGTCGGACTATATTCTAAATAAGCTGTTGCGAGACGCTAAATGTGATGTTGTCTTACAACGTCCGGAGCAACGAATCTTTCCGGTATCGGCCTGGAAGAACTTATTCGATCATTGCGGGGTCGATATACACGAAAAGGTTCATTAGCCTTTATAGCCGTATACAGGGCTGTAGTTGGTGAGCGCCTGGTCTAACAGATACAGGAGTTCGATGGCATTGAAATTTTGGTTGTAATCGAGCGGATCATCCAAAAACTGGCTCAGGCTAACGTGTAGGGCAACGGCTTGAATCACCGTCATACGAACCACTTTCCCTTTTTTGGGGAATAGGATACCGGTCGGGTCTTTCACTTTCAGCTCCGTTATGGCCAGCATCAACAGGGTAGGTACTTTAAAGTAATCTTCTTTATCGGGATAGTCCGTTCGAGCATGTAGGACAGCCTGTTGCTGAACCGTATACAGGTAATTGTACACGTAGCCTTTCAGTTTAATCGTTATGGGGGGCATACCAAATTTTATTACTGTAATTGAGTACCGATCGATAGCAAATAGATCCCGCTGCGCGATAGATTATTTTGCTAAGACAGATAATCGACGGGGTTCAAATAATTGCCTTTCGCATCCTTAAGGGTAAAATGCAGGTGTGGACCCGTCACCTGACCAGTACTGCCAACATAGGCGATGATTTGCCCCTGAAACACACGATCACTCATTTTGACATTGTATTTGCTCAAGTGAGCATAGCCCGTGACAAATCCATTGTCATGCGATATGACAAGCTGTTTTCCCCCTTTCTCATTTGTATACAGACTTGTCACACGGCCGTCAGCCGGTGCCAGGACTGGACTTCCTTCGATACTAGAAATGTCGATCCCGTTGTGAAATTCGGGTTCATCCGTTATGGGATTGTTTCGATTGCCGAAAGGGGATGTAATACGCCTAACTGCGTGGGTAAGTGGCCAGATCAATTGATTGGCTTGTTTACGATTGCGCCGAAACAGGACGGCAACCACACCAGTGGCCACAAGTCCACCGGCAATCAGATAGCGTTTTAGGATAGATTTCATTACGATGGAAAACAGAAGATAATTTGGAGGATGAGTAAAAATTTTGGGTGAATAGCGCCGGATCAGGCTTGGGCCCGACCCGAAGCAGTCAGATATCAGACGTTTTCGACGATTAACAACCAAAGATTATTCGGAAAATGTCAGTTAGCTACGCAATTAATAACACACAAGAAATAGAACCCATCACCGGCACCTTTGCGGTGTAAGTGCTGATTGAATTTCGCTCTGGCTTCGTGTTCATCATCCCCACGAAACCAGCCTTTGTATTCCGGATAAGGGCTATCCGTATGGAGATAGGCTCCAAACAGGTATTTGTATGCAGCTTTCTTTTTCATTTGTATACAGGGGAAATACAAGATTTAGGTGAAGATCCGGAAGGGGGTAAAAACACCGTTTACAGCTTGTAAACGGTGTTTTTATTTTCAGAAATTGTAAGATCCTATAGGGCTGTAACCCTATATTGCTTGATTATAGGGTTATAGCCCTATAATGGATTATCCTTCAACGTATTCACCACTGGCCAATAGTGCTGTATACGCATCTCTAGCGGCTTGTTCGGTGTCATACTTATGCAAATGTTTCCAGCCGTGTGATAACTGAGTTTTTGACTGGACCTTGATTACCCAGGGATCAGTATCATACCCTTTCTGTAATCGAATCAGGCTCTTTCCTTCGGCAAATGCAGCAGTACGAACGTCTTGTACACGGACATCCTGAGCGTTTACAGGCTTTAGTAGTTGCTGTATAACAGCGCCAATGGGTTGGGCTTCACCAAAGAGATTGGTTTGAGCAGGATCGTGGATTCTCATCGGCTTTATGAACGGAATATGAGTGATTTTTGACGATAATATTCCTCTACACGACCTTTCGGATGGCCTTCACGCAACAGCTTCTCAACATAATTCATAAGGGCATCGGCATTTTTAAACGAGCGACCTAAATCGAACGGGTCTTTTCGACTCCCTTGTTGGGCTGGATCAGGAATAATGGCTGCTCCTTGTGGTGGAGCTGTATTTTCTCCTGTTGGAAACAACCCGGCCGATGGGTTGTAATAATGCACTGGGGGGCTGTAGAAGTTATTCAGGAATTGAATTAGCCAGGTTTCACCCAGTATACAAGGTTCTGGTATATAACGCGTCCCATATAGGGTAAATATTTTAACGCTCTTTGAGTTATCGCTTTCATGAAAGGCTCGAAAAAATGTCAATTCATAACCTTGTTTGATATAACCGTTGTTTTTAAGCCTGGTAAGAAGTTCAATTAATACCTCCTGTTTATTAGGCTTTTCGGCTTGATTACGTGGCCTAGAATAGCCAGGCATCTTTTTTTGCATGGGTGTCTTAATTACCCAATGATAGGTTGATCCTTCACGAACAAACTTTCCCCAGTTATCAATATAAACTGAGTTAGTTTCAGTTTTAGGAATAGGGGTAGTTGGATTTGAATTTGGATCAAAAATCTGATGTGACACTTGGCTAATAGATTGGTATTCATTCACTTGTCTAGTTTCCATCGCAGTAGAAAATTTGGTTGTAATACACTCGTTTTAGTGCGTATACGGGCTTTTTGAGCGGTGTATACAGGTTGACGGGGTGGTTCGCGTTTTTCGATTTTCGCGCACTGTACATAGTGTACAAGTGTACATAGTGTACATATTTCTGAACATTGAACATCTCTAAAATTTCCTGAACAGAGGGTGCACTTTCAGTGCCTTGACAGTACAGTAAAACTGGCTGAAAAAAACCGCGCTAACGGTTAAGGACATACGTTTCCCGATTTGTCTCCCGAAATCATTTTTTCGAGGGACATAGCGGTTGCGGAATGCACGCAAAATTTAGGCTGACCAGTTTGCAACCCAGTCAGGCATTCAGTTGGCAGTATGATCACATCGATCAGGGCGGTTCGAAACGGTGTCTCACAGTCATATGGCTGTTTACAGGTGAATACAAGGCGTAATACGATCAAAGAGGGTGCGTATACACCCACTCACACCCCGTATTACATCGAGTGTATACAGTGCCTAATTTACCGTAAACGGTGACATAAGCCCTGTTTGCTACTGGCAAAAGAATCGAACCTTTGCGTCAGTGGCCGTGTATACACACCGGCACGCCTACCCTTTTCAGTATACTTGGTCTTGCAGCCCCTTCCTGGTCGTTCCAGGAAGGAGGGGTCTTTCCCCACTCGTCAGGTTATCCGCCTGAGTACATCAAGGATGCCGTTGCACCCTATCTAGGATAACCGGCCTCATTTGGCTAGTTATGGGTTAGATTGTTGCAGTAACCGGATTCGAACCGGGTGGACTCTCGCCATTCTATCTACCCATATTGAAACCAAATCACACAAGATAGAATACCACTACCAGTGGCCTTACTGCATTGTTGCTGGTCTACTTCCCAGCCGTCAGGTTTGGTCATCAACTTTCCTTTGCCGTGGAGCATTCATTTCATGGGACTGGAACCCAGGACTGGCTATCCACGTATTCCCTACAGCAGTCACCTGTAGCGTTGCTTATGTTGTGGGAGCTGGACTCGAACCAGCTTGGTCATATCGAAATGTCTAAGCGTTTGACCGTAGAAATCACTGTTACCTTCCTCCTTAGTAAACCAGGTTTCAGCTACAGAGCGTTTACCCATCCGCCATCCCACAAGGTTGCCGGTCTTTCCCGGCTGTCACCCTACCGTTTCTCTGTCCATCCTGCACTGGCCGGGTTTGCCAATACCTTACTGCGCGTCGGTAAGCTGCTACCCCTTCCCCTTCACGATGATCAGTCGTTACTGGTAGCCTATGGGATCTCTTTGATCTCCAAATAGTATATGCTGTACTATCGCACCTGCTAAATCATCCAGCAAGTATCGACCATCGTTAATTTCATTTTCAATCCAGTTTGGAAACTGAAATGTGTAAGTAGGATAGGTATAGCTTTTAGTATCGATATAAATGATAAGCGAACCCGATTTTATTGAGTTATTAAGTCCTGGATAATGCTCGTTGGGTCCTATAAATTGAAAATCAGTCAGTTTCTCCACAGCGATTAGCGTTTATTCGTTGTACAAAGCGAGTTTGCTACCTGTCAGCTCCATTTCAATCATCACGTCTCCGATTGGGTTACAGATAATCGTCTCATGGCTACGTTTGCCCCGACTCGGATCAAAGCCCCACGCATCGACGGCCCCATCTGCTTCCCGGAACATGGCATCCGGACGGCCGCGACGGGCACCCGGCCCTGATGCATAGGCACCATCGAAAGCCGACGCATGTTCCAGGATCGTGGTACCATCGGTTTGCGGCTCGATCCAGGTTTCAGAATTTTTGAAGCGGTACCGCATATATTGCCAGGGCTTGCCTTCCGTTCGTTTACACTGGTTGTAGAAGTGGCCAGCCACTAACCCGGCATCGTGTGACCGAAGCGGATGAATGGGAAACTGGTCACTAGCTGGATCAGGGCTAAACTTATTGCGCTCATCGAACATGACATAGCCCGACGTTCGGCAAAGGCCAATGCAAAAGATGTTGCCGACCTGCCAGTCAAAATCGACGGGGGGGTGTCCCATGTTACTGACTGTATCGCCGTTGGGCTTCTGACGCTCGTAGAAGAAATTGTTGTTCTGGAACTGTGGAGTAGGCGGTAAGCCCTCAATTTTATTCCAGTCGATGTAAGCCAGGTCTTTATGGGCAAAGCCGCGCTCGGCTCCCATGCCTAAAGACATTCGTTCGGCCGCAAACGCTTTGTTGAAGTAGCGGGACGCGTAGGCAACCATATCGGCATAGTGCTTAATGAAGGCACCCACTTTTTGGGGTCGCATGGCCGTAAAATAGGCGATACCGTCCCTAGCCGCTTCCGGGCTGGATACCATCTTTTTGAAATACGGATGGTTCGGTGGCACGCTCGATCCACCCGGATACTGAAAGTTCCAGGGGTCACCGTTGTAGTTGCCCCACCCGCCGTAGGTACCAAAATTTCGGATGTCGAGTCCCACTTCTTCGTAGATGATCCGGCGTTCGTCATGGAACCAACGCAAGTGAGGGGCATAGGGATCAGACGTACCCATAATTCCTTCCATCAGCTCGTTCCCTTCGGCAAAGCAAATCGGAATCATCCGGGCAACCTTTCGAACGGCCTTTTCAGCCGCTTTGGCGTTGGCGGGATCGTTTAGGCTTTCCACATTGGGAAAACCCGTCTTGAGCAGAAAGTCAGAGTGAGTCCACTCAAAGCGGTTTTTGTCGGGCTTGATGCCGGTATCCATCACCGCTTCAATACCCGCTACCCCGATCATGTCTTCCGACGCAATATCGGTGCGACGGTTCGTCATAACAATCCATTTCCCATCGATAAGCTTGTATCGACCGCCGTTTTTGGCTCCATTGTTGAGCCACATTTCCTGCCGTATAAACCAAGTTGGATCGTCTACCAGCATGCTTAAGCCGTTTTAGGAGGGTTACCAAAATAGATCGTTGCTTGCCCTTTTTTCCGCTTGTCGAGCGGTACCACATCGGGGGAAGTCGATATGTACACCAGGATCGATACCTCGGTACCCGGCCGGTATTCATACGCAGCAGGAAAGCCAATCGTAGGCGGTTGGCCCGTATCCGACACATAGATTTGCTCACCCGGACCAGGCACTAGCGCCACTTTATTGTACACCATGGCCAAACCATCTTTCCAGCTCACGAGCGGATCAAACACGTCGGAATTCATCTTCCGAATGACCGTTTCGCCAAAGTCTGGAAAGTTTGCCGGTGTGGTGCTCGTGTCCACCGGTGCAGGAGCGGCCGTAGCCGGCGCGCTAACTATAGGTGCCGTTTGTGTGGGATCTTCTTCATCGGCTAAGTCCGATTGCTCCCAGTATAAGCGGCCATCGGGGAAATACCGTTTACGGTAGCCTTCCGGCCGGGTGAAGCCTGGTAAGGGATCATTGCCATAATTGGATGTTTCGGGACCGATTTTCAGTGTACCAAACGGTTTATAATTAAAATTATAACCACGCGGTACAAAGGCATCTGGCAGGTTGCTGACTACTTGAATTAAGCCAATCACACCATTGATTGAACACTCGTAGACAGGAGTACCATTTTCGGTGGTACCAGCAATGATTCTAGGCTCACCGGCAATCGGTTTTTTGGCCGGTACGGGATCAGTCACCGGCGCGGGATCGGTTGGTGTTGCTAGACTACCTTGCAGCTTAGAAACCGGCCAAAACTCAGGCCCATTGGGGCCAATAACAACCACTTGGTATTGATCGAGTTGCATACGCTAAAAGAGTTTACGTTGCTGATTGGTAGCCGTTTTCTTCTCCTCTTTCCGAACCTGTTTCAGTAGCTGGTGAGCTGCTTTGCGGTCCTGGTGCTTTCCGGTGGCCATGAGCCGTTGGGCTTCGTCGATTCTATCCTGGTTCGTCATGCAAACGAATGGTTTTGATGGGTAGCCTTATCATGGATATACACATCCGTTACAGGAAACTCCCAGTGTCGAAACGTGAACATGCAGAGCCGTTGAAAATTGGCCAGGCTATCCAGATCGTTGTTATAGTGGATCATCGCATCAGGGCCAAGCTCGGTTAGCTTTTTCTTGATGTCCCGGTAATGGACCTTTTTGGGCTTAGTAGTTGGTTCCATCAGGCTCAGGGGTTGGGTACAGGATTTGATTGATCCGGCCAAGCAGATAGGCGAAAGCCACCAGAAACAAGGCAACCAGAAGCGGCAAATACAGGGGGGCACAAATCGCCCACCAGGACCAGGAGGCAACCACGGAATCAGGGGTGTTATGCAGATCAACCAGGGTGGCAAAACCCGAAAGCTGAACTAGAAGCATAAGCCAGCCAGCAACACGGTAGAGTTGATAACTAAGCATGGAGCGTTAGAACGGTTGACAAGTTAAGGGAGGCAATCAAATTGCGCTCGAGTTGTTCGAGCTGAAAGCAGACCCGGTACAAATCGCTCGCGGAAACGCGGTTCCAGTCGAGCTTTTTACGGCAATCGGCCAAAAACACCTGTTGCCGTTTCATATCCTGAATGAGTCGTACGAGTCGGCCGGTCTGAAAAATCCGGAGGTAGATCGGCCGTTCCATGACTTCCTGAAACGAGTAAAGGCAGTGAAGCCGGTCTTCTAAGGCTTCCTGGTAGGTAGCCGCCCAGTCGTTTTGGGTGGCATTGCCCATTTCTTGCAGGGCATAAATCGTAAGGGGTGACATCGCAGGTAAAGGTTATAGGGGGAATACTTAGTTATTCTTTTTTGTATGGTTGGAATAAGCCAGTAACGCGACTTGCGCCAGGGATACCAGACGGCTAAGGTTAGCCACTCGTAACCGCATCGTTAGCCGTTCAATCTCTTTGATATGCTTTTGCCGAACACGCCATAGCATATAGATAGCGGCTACTGACAAAGGCACATAAACGATAAGCCAGCACATGAGCACCAAAACAAGCCAGTTGCTATAAATAAAGTGGTGCCAGTTCATCGCCAACCACCACCTAAAGGTGTATTTGAGGAATCGGTTTCTTTAGTGACTTCAAACGACTTGACATCATCGCTTGTAATTAGCTGCAAGGCTTCCTGTAAGATGATCGCCATTTTCGGATACGAGTTAGCGGCTTCACCATTAGCGATAACAGCCGGAACAAGGCCACCCCGTTCGCTTTCGGTCAAAGTAATCAGCACAAACGAATGACAACTGTTGATCATCAGCTCAACAACTTCATTATTGATTTCTCGTTGGTTGCTCACGGTAAGTACAGGTTACGCGGTTTTAACTCGTTTACGGATCTTGCCAGGCTCACGACTCGCCAGGGGTGGAACTTTCATTCGAAATGTGGTCATAAAGTATTCCCACTCTTCAATGTTCATTAAGAGTTCTCCTTTTTTCCACTCAGCTTCGGTTAACAGACCATTTTCAATGAAAATATCTCGTAAGGCCGGATGAAGATTATAATAGTTAAACCCTACCTTACTGGCAGTCTTGGTAAACCGCTGTTCAACACAGGCAGCTTTCATCTCAGTGATGATTTTTTCTTTGCGCCAGGCTAGCATTTCGCCAAGCCGCACATAGCGCGTCCATAGTTCATTACGCTCCTGCATAACAGACAATTGTACAGGTTGAATCATAGAGCGGCCTGGGTACGGTAGGTAAAGTAACGTCCAAGATAAGTAAACCTATTTGTTATACCCAACTCGCAGAGTGCATTCCACTATCACTAAAACCCCGATTTACCCTAGCCAGAGTCATTTTTTACCCTAGCCAGGGTAAATTTTTACATCAGCCAGCGTAAAAAGCAATCAATTTTATACTACTTTTACGCTGACCAGAGTAAATTTTGTCGCTGTAACGGCAGCAATATTAAAGTCTAAAATCATTATTTCAAAGTTTACACTGATTTATTTTTAAATTTCTGCGATGAATGCTGAGAGAAAAAACACACTAGGAGAAAGAGTTGAGATGGTAAAGTACCATTTTAAGCTCAACAACGGCCAATTGGGCGAGATTGCAGGTGTTACAGCATCGGCAATTTTTGACATTGTACACGGTAAAACGGACAATCCTAAAATCAGTTTACTCAACAATATTTCACAAAAACTTGGTGTAAACTTGATTTGGCTTGCTACTGGAACCGGTGAAATGATGAGCCAAAACGATACATTCGGTCATAGTACCGTAGATGGACAGATGACTCAATTTTTAAAAGAGCAAATCAGGGAAAAGGACAAGATCATCAATCACCTGATGGCACGGATGGGAAAGCGTAGAGGTGTATCCACTCAGCCGGGTTTGACCCCACTGTTCACCTAATTTTTTTGAGCAATCGGGTACAAATTCGGGTACACCAATTTATCTTTATAGATAAAACGGCTTTTTTGAGTAAATTTGCAGTGTAGCAGCAGTAGGGTGACAATCCCTCTCTCTCTGCGAAAGCAACTTTTTAGCTTACTGGTAATGACCGAGCCGCACTTAAAAAAGTGCGGCTCTTTTCATTTAAACGCACTTTTAGCCGCCTGGACTCGCCCCTAAATTGGTTTTAATTAGGTGACGCGCGAGGTTACATTCTGCAATCAGGTTACATAGGCATAATTTATGGTAAGCGGTTCCCTAGGGGGTGCACATCCGCTTTCCATGTACAACATTAATCGAATGTGCGTTCTTTTCTGGTTTCGCAAATCCACCATTTCGAATCAAGTACCCACTAACAAAACCACCGATGACCCTAAAGGCTTCATCCAAAGGCGCGTCACGTATAATGCAGACCGTGACGAACTTGGCTCAACACATATTGAATGTTATAAATCTCAATGGGATGCCGTACACCAGGTATTTAAAGGAAAATCCGTCTGGGCTCAAGAACAGAATAAAAAACTTAAATCCCTTGAGCAGCGTATTTCCAAACTCGTTGAAGACTTAGAACGAGAACATGAAGAGGTTACTATACCTCTGATAAAAAACTACTTCTGTAATAAAAAACGAATTCGGGGAGGCCAGGAAGTTAATACGAATCGCCAGGTCATCTATTCGTTAATCGATCTTTGCACCGCTCATTATGACCATCAGCAAAAGCGGCAGAAATTGAAAAAAATTACGGAGTCTACCCTTGAAATTCAGTCAAATTATGCTGCCAACATTGGCGATTATTTGCGCTCAAAAAAAATAGACAGGCTACCAGCCTCATCCTTAAACCATGATTTCATGGAAGATTTAGCTATTTACCTGGCTGAATCGGAAGGGTTCGCGGGTAGTCACATTGAAAAACACCTGAAATTTGTAAAACAAACCTTAAAGTGGGCTACTGATCGGGGCAAACTGGTTAAAAACCCGCTGGCTGGTTATAAAATTGAGAGTTTTGAAGAAGAACCAGACACTACCCATCTTACCATTGAGGAGCTGCAACGGCTTATTCATTTTGATTTCGATACACTTGCCAAATCAAAAAAAATTCATGCCCTCACAGCGGAAACGTTAGAAAAAGAACGGGATGCATTTGTTTTTAACTGTTTTACTGGAATGCATCACTGTGATTATACATCTAAACGTTACCACATTGAACTCGATCACCAAGGCAATTACTGGCTCACTGGCCAGCGGAAAAAGACCAATAAACCCTTTTTCCTTAAGCTGCTGGAGCCTAGTGTAGCAATTCTCAAAAAATATGACGGTTTAGAAAATCTTCCGGTCAAGTCGAACCAGAAACGGAATGATTCGCTAAAACTGATCGCGGCTTTTGTCAATCTGCCAATGAATCTATCTACCAAGATAGCCAGAAAGACATTTGCGGACTTAGCCCTGAATGAAATGCTTATCCCTTCGGATGATGTGGCCACGATGCTTGGTCTTACCTCAACCGATAGGCTAAAGCATTATGTTAGGCCACGGCGTAACCGAATCGCCAAATTGCTTTCCAGTTGGGAGCAATTAGCCAATCCGAAGCAGTCAAAAAATTAACTGTTTATAATTCAGGGAATTAACGTCTAAATTATTTTTTATTAAATTGTGCACCCCTGAAATTACAAAACAGTCTCATTATGAGACTGTTTTGTAAAAGTACCCCTCGTTTTCGGGCATTTTTTTCTTTATTGACCCCGCCCTTTAGCATTTTGGAAATTTCCACTTTCCAAAATCCCGAATATATGAATTGAGTCTAGCGGAAATTGGAAAGTAGACCGAGGGTACATTTTTAGGATTGGAAAGTAGTTTGGTTCATTAAAAGTAATCCAGTTCAAAGTCGCTACCCCCGTTATAAAAACCCCTGCCCCCTTTCAGTTTCCATAATAGGTAATAGTCCACTGTGTCCGACAGGTGGGTGGCCAGTTCCTGGTCTACCTTGCTGCTCTCACTCTGTTTGTTCTTCGTGTAGTCGGTGTTCAATGGGCTGTTGTCCATGCTGATCACCGTAGCCTTACACCGTATCCCATCCACCCGTACCCGAACCAGCTCTACACTACGCTCAGCAAATACGTTGTTAATGTCCTTGAACTTGTCGATATGGGGAGGGTTATAATTCAACGGCTCCACAGAAACCACCCATCCAGAAGCCTCCAAAATTTCGGCCACCTGCTCAAACATCGATTTTGTAGAACCTGCCGATTTATTCTTCCCATTACGGTCACCCGTCAGAACTACCTCTTTTAAGGCATGCCCCTCATACTCGGCGGCTATCTGGGTGGCCAGCGTCTGGGCCATTGTCATGGCCACCCCATCGGCATCGATGCCCGGCTCCTTACAATATAGGTTATCCACCAGCCTAGCCAGCGTTCGATTACTCTGCCAGATTGTACCGCTGGTAAAATGGGCGTTAAAGTCCAGACTTATCTCCAGCGCCTGATGTGGGTTGTATAATAAGCCATCGGGAAAGCAGGCCCGCCCCTCATGCTCCTCGCTTTCCTCACGGATCACATGAATATGATGCTGAAATGACGGGTAAAAGTTGTGGGGCATTTTGGAAAGTCGCTTTCCTTCTACTTCCACCTCATACTCCAGCTTGGTCAGGCTCTTTTTCAGCGTGTCCAGATAATCCCCTGGAAGAAACGCTAAATTATCGCGGGTCTTTACTTCCAGAAAGAAGTATTTTTCAGGCTCTTTTTTGGCCAGCTCCTCAATCTCGTACATCCACTGACCGCCCAAATCCCAGGGAGGGCTCGAAAAGACAGCCAGCATATGGTGAAACGTCGAATCATACACCCCTACATTGGCCCGGAGCGTGGGCAGTACAACTTTGAGCCAATCCTTTTTAAAATTGAGCCCTTCATCGATCACGTATAAATCATAGTTGGCTCCCCGGTTTTCGGCAGCGGCCAGTTTAAAACTTTCAAACTCGATCACAAAACCATTGGGAAAACTGATGCAGTTCTCCCAAATGTCAGGCGCTTCGTGGGGCCGCTCGAAATGTTCGGGTGGTTCCCGCCAAAGCACAAAACAGCCCTCACCAGTCTTAAAATTATATTCGGAAATGCCGTGACGTTTCCAGCCCGCTTTTAAGCCCGAGGTGAGTTTGGATTTAGCCTTTTTGATAGTCGGAACACCCCACCCACATTTAGCCCTTGGTAATTCATCCGAGGCCAGGTACAGGAAATCGGAAAGCGTGATGGACTTCCCCGAACCCCGCCCCCCGATCATGCCCGCTATTTTAAAATGATGGCTAAAAACAGCCTGTAAAAAGGTGGCCTGTTTTTCGTTGACTTCCACCACCAGCTCATCCACCCCGCTATCCACTAATTTCATAATTCGTATTTTCCACGTCCCCGCTGGAGGGGCCGTTGTTTACGGTGAGTTGTTTTACTTTGAAGACCACTTTGGAAGGCTTTTTATACGTCTCCGTATCCACCACTTTCTGGTTATCGTAAGCGCCATCGATCTTAGCGGCTTCTTTCAGCAAAAGCGAATAATTATAAAAATCGTCGACGTCCAGGGCTTTCTTAGCCGCTTCCCGGAACATCTCCGCATAAAGGTATTTTACTCCCTCTTTTTCGCGGCCTTGCCGTAATTCAGCAAATACGGCATAGGCTAGCGCTAAAATCTCCCGTGCCCTTCGCTCTTGTATAGATCGGCTATTTTTGAGCATGGCCAAAACCTGACTATCGGTATGGCCTTGTTTTAACCAGGCTCGGGCCGAATCGATTTTATCCCAGGTATCCCATTGTGACGGATTGAGTTCCGTTCCGTCTAAGAGATGCTGCTGGTAAACGGTGAGCTCATCCCGTACTTTCTCCAGGTATTTGTTATTGCTCTTTAGCTGCTTCATAGCTGATTAATCTTAAATCCTCTTCATATTGGTTTTTGATGGCCAGAAGCCGGGCCAGTTCCTGCTGCCAGAGGGCTACTTTAGCGTGGTCAGGTTTCTCCGCCAGCTTACTCTCGTATTTAGAAATATTCACCCGTGTTTTTTGGAGCTCCAGCTTAATCTCGGCTTGGCTGAGTCCACTGGTGGCCATCGTCGGCTTTGCCACTGGCTCAGCTCGTCGTTTCTGGCCAGTCTGTAGTTCGTAGCGTACATCTTTCCAGCGTTCCCGGATTTCCAGAATTTGGGCCACTACGGATTTACGGCCTTCCACATCATCAGGCGCAAAATCAGCCAGGGTATTACTTAAAAGAGCAGCCTGCTGGTGGAGTTCTTCGCTCTCCAGCAATAGCTGCTCTTTGCCCGGATCGATACCGGATTCGTTAGCCAGGTTAGTGGCCAGTGGGGTTAACTGTTTTTTTTTGCTGCTGGAACGGGCGATTTTGCAGAACTCACCATTTTTTCGAGTTCGCCAATTTTCAGTTCTTTCTCAATAAGCTGGTCCTTTAGAGTCGCATTTTCATGTAAAAGCGCCTGATAGTTCGCCGTGACCGTTGCTAATTGCTCGGCCAACTCATGCCCGTTCTCTGAATCATCGACGGGCTGAGGGCTTGCCACTGGCTGCTCCTGACGTTCGGCTTCTGCGGCTTGCTCGTACTCAGTTTGCGCCTTCTCCCAGGCTGCTTTTTTGTGGTCTACCTGGTCAGCATTATAGGCCATTTCGGCCAGTTGAGCCGCTGCCAATAATTGGGTGAGTGCTACTTTCATCGTATTTGTCGAAAAATAAAGTTTAGATACTCCTTAAGCCACTTTTGCTGATTTGGCTAAATTTTCGGTAGCCATCTCCACTACCTGCACATATACCCCTGGATACGTTGCCTGGATCATCTCGGCATCCGCTATGGCCATGCTTTCGCCAATGATCACACTGCGCTCCCCAAAACCGAATTTAATGCCCGTCGAATCGTTTAAAATCTCTACTTTTTTTGCCATTGTCGTCTTTAGATAAGTGAATGAATGATTGAGTGCGTTAGCTATTCCTCATTCATTCATTGGTTGATTAATTTTACGCTACTGTAACCCCTGGAATGGTCACTGAATCGGCCAGCGGTACGTAGCCGAACATATACCCATCCTGTTTGGCTTTTAGCGTCCATTCGCGTCGGTCACTGCCTTTTGCTCCCGAGGTGTGGGTAATTTCAAACTGGATACCCAGGAACGAGGAACCTACCACCACACGTTTGCCATCGGTCAGGATCACTACCGCTACGCACTCGGTATTCAGTAGTTTATCGATAGCCGCTACCTGCTCTTTGTTGTAGCCCGCTATTTTCACGTCCAGGCTCTGCTCCCAACTCTGGTAACCCGTGGCCCCTTTCAAGGCCTGGTCAATCTTGAGCGAGTTGTCCGACACCTGCACTTCTACGAAAGTGGGGACGGGTATACCCGTTGCCAGGGTGGGCGCGACAGCCGATTCACCCCCAACAATATCCGCCCGTTTGGGCCATTCCGCCGTAAACTGATCGGTCGGCATTAAGAATAGCCTCCGCCCACCACCAGGGTTGGCTAGCTGTTGGGCCGTGCGCGGAATAGCCGCCAGGGTGGCTAGCGCCAGGCCCGTCGAATCATACAGCCATATACCCGTAGCCGCCTGAAACAGATAAGCCGTTAGGGGCATCGCGGCCACTCCGACCAGTACGTTTTGGGTACTGGTCGCTACCAAGGCACCCATGGCCAGAATGACCAGACTCATTAAAAACTTCGCAATCTTCATTGATACTTGCTGTTTGAACTAGAGTGATAAGAAGGGGAATAAAACAAGGGTGAACCCGTCAATTGACGGATTCACCCATTTAAACTTTGTCGTTTAAGAAGGTGAATTTGCCAAACCCGTAATCGAAGCCTACGCTCATCCGAATGTTGATTTTGATGGCTTTCACATCTTTTACAACCGTCAACGTGTAGGCGCTCACATCTTCGTTACACACAAAGTTCAGGTTTGAGCCTGGCGTAATAACCATTGTCGATTTGCCCGTCAGGCCCACATCTGGTGTAATGACGATATTCTCGTAACCATCCACCTGCCGCATCACCTCGTTAGGTCGTACCAGGTTTGGAAATTTCGCCTGGCGTCGGCGGTTGATACTACGGGCCATTCCTGGCGAACAACGCAGTTGCAAGGGAATTTCCAGCATGGCCTGGTTTGTCGTTTCCACCGTCTGACAAAGCCCTATCACCTGTTCATAGCTGTTGGTGTCGTCAACGGTGGTAGCCGACGTAAACACGTTGCCAGCCGGAATATCCCCGCCCGCCTGGCGGCCCGTGGTCAGTTTGGACAGCAACCCAGTAATGGCGTAAATAGCGCCCGTATTGGCAGCATTCTTCACGGCTTTCCAACTTGCCTTTTCAATCAGGTTAGCCCGTGCGGTGCGTAGAATCTGCTCCAGAAAGAAAACCTCAAAGGGATTGGCCAGTACATCTTTTTCCGAGCTTAAGCCTTTCACGTACTGCAAATACGAACGGTACAGCGTTTGAATTTCGCCCGTGGTGAATTGCAGATCGATGTCCACATCTTCAAACGTAGGCACCCGTGCCCCAAACTGGAGCGCTCCTTGGCTTGGGGTAAAATCGTCGGATGCCGCCCGGAGAATATCCATAATCTGGAGGTTCACCAGCGGGCTCTTGTTGTCGGTCACTAGGAGCTGGTAGAGTTCCCGGATTTTGGCCTCACCATCCGTTAGTACATCGGTGATAATCTCTTTTTTGCCGTCAAAAACCTGCATTAAGGCCGATGGCAGTTTACTAAAATCGTACCCTGTTGTTTGTGCCATTTAAAATGGAGTTGTTAAAATTAGATTGTTGTTTACTGAAAAATTGAGTGATTGATTGAATGAGCGATTGAGTGATTTTGGTATATCTATTCGCTCAATCACTCAATCGCTCATTCAATCAATCACCCCTTGTGTTTGCGGAATACGGCCAGCGCCTGGGCGTTGTAGTCGGTCATTTCTGGTCCTCCGTTTTGGTTAGTCGCATCGGCGTCGGGGAGTTGAGCGCCTACACCTGCCTGTTTCTCGAACCAGGCTTTGTATTTATCCCGGTCGGCTTCGGCGGTGGTCAGCGAGTTCTGGAGCGTGGTTTTATCGCCTTCCAGCGTAGTCTTTTCGCTTTGCAGAGTATTGAGTGAAGCCTGGAGCGTATCCCGTTCGCCTTCCAGGTTGGTAACCTGGCTCTGGAGCCCGCTTATTTTCTCCTGGAGTTCCAGGGCTTCGTTAGTAAATTGGTTGTGCTCATCAGTCGAGAGCTTTTCGGAAATAGCTTTTTCTGACTTGCCGAAAAAGGAGGCCATAAACGTGGCCAGCGTCTGCTTTACTTGTGCCATAGGCGTTTGTGAATTGGTTGAAAATGAATGAGTGAGTGAAGGCTGGCGCAATCAATTACTCAATTGTAAGGCTCGTTTGATGGCTCCCTGGAGGGTTCCCTTCTGATCGGCCAGACCGAGCGCAATACCTTTCGATGGCCCGTACATTTTGGCCGACTTCCATTCGTCGGAAGTCAGCAGGCCCGCCCGGCCCCGGCGAACATAGCCCGCAAACTCTTTTTGGCATCCGTCCAGCATCTCCTGGATTTCCTGCCGGTCGTCGTTGGAAAGCGGCTCGATGCCGTTAATTCGGGCTTTGTCTACGCTTTCGGTGGCCCGGAATATTTCCACCTGATAGCCTTCCTTCTCCAACGCCTGGCTTTGATCGGTGTACACCATCAGCGTACCGATGGAACCAATTACCTGTAGGGGTGAATCTTCCAGCCATATCTCAGTGGCCTGGCTGGCAATGAAGTAGGCAGCACTCGCACAAAACGATGTCCAGACCATCACTACCTTTTTGGTGGCCCGTACCGCATCGGCAAACGCCCGTAAACCATCCACCGAGCCGCCCCCCGAATCGATCTTTAGCAGAATGGCCCGTACAGCTTCGGAGCGGTCGGCAGCGGCCAGAATGCCCGCTAAATCCTCATACCCCCAATTGCACATGCCGTAGCGGGTTAGTGTACCTACAATGGAAATCACACAAACCCCATCCACAGTGTAGGCGCTGGCGATATAGTCGTAATAGGCCATTGAGCCCGCCATCACCGGCTGCTTACTGGCTTTCAATCTGGCCTCTATGGACTTGGCCGGATGGTCTGAAAAGAAAGACGTAGAAAGAGGGGATTTGCCTGCCAGGATTCGGGCGTTGATGATACCATGCATCCGCAGGGCAAACGACTCCTCCAGGCACCAAAGCCCCGTTAAATTGACAAAGTTCATTAGCGGTCCGACGTATCGGGTATTTACTGCCATCCATTGGCATTATGGCAGCAAAGGTGGCTTTAGCCACTGCCACCCGAAAGGACATAAAAAAGCCAGTTCTGGAAAGAATCGGCTAGTTGTATACCCATTGTTTTGCTTACTTTGTAGCTATTATAATTCGATTTCCCTTAAGGATAAGGAGGCTAAATACACATCATCTATGAAAAATAAATTTCTATTTTTTTGCCTATTACTTATACTTTCTAACCTATGGTTATCAAGCTGCAAACACACAGACAGCCCCGCCCACAACCTACCACCATCACCCTTCACTGTAAGGGTTGCTCTATCAGCTAATGGCAATGATGCTCATTTATCCTGGGACCGAGCCAAAGACCCCAATGGTGATCCAGTAGTTTATTCAGTCTTTTTTAAAGATACACTAGTAAAAAACTTGACTGACACTACATTTATTATTTCCAATATAGGCTATAATATTACAGTTCCTGGAAGTGTAATTGCAAAAGATAATCATGGTGCTTCGACTTCAACAAGCTTCACAATCACAGTGGGAGACAATCCTTATACTGAAATACCTGATGAAAACTTTGAAAAATCATTAATAAAACTTAAAATAGATGACACATTAGACAGAAAATTATTAATATCAAGTGCATTAAAAGTTAGCGATTTAATCTTGATTGCCGAATGGGGAAAAGAAATAAAAGACTTAACAGGTATTGAAGCATTTAAAAATCTTAAATATTTAAACTGTTATGGTCAAAGTCTGCCATCTGTTAACTTAAGCAGCAATACCGACTTAACTACTTTAGTTATTCCTCAGAATAGATTAAAAAATTTAGATTTATCAAAAAATGAAAACCTCCAAATACTTGACTGTGGACAAAACCAACTAACCAGTTTAGATCTTTCAAAAAATAAATTATTGCAGTCGTTAAATTGTCAATATAACTTTAATATACCGGTTTTAGACTTAACACAGAATTCAAGTCTAACGGTTGTAAACTGCGCTGGCATTCACCTAAATGACTTAAATACTACTAAGCTGCCATTTCTAAAAAAACTAATTTGTTACGTCAATAATTTCACTAGTTTGGATCTAAGTAAAAATAAAGATCTACAAGAATTAGACTGTTCAGCCACTCGTTTATCTACTTTAGATTTGAGCAACAATATTAATTTAACCAGCCTAAATTGCAGTTATACTAATTTAAATAATTTGGATGTCAGCCAAAATACGCTCCTACAAACTTTAGATTGTCATTATGATAAGGGACTAACATACCTAAATTTCGGAAAAATTCAATCAATAGTTTCTATTGATTGCTCTATGTCCTTCTTATCAAAATTAGATGTTTATAGTTGCAAAAATTTGCAAACCCTAAATTGTAGTAGTAATCTATTATCGAGTTTAAACTTAACAACTAATTCATTTTTACAAACATTAAACTGTTCATTTAATAAAATTAGCAGTTTAGATTTAGCGACTAATACAAATTTGCAAGACCTAGACTGTTCTTTTAATCAACTAACGACTTTGGATTTGAGAACAAATACTTTGATTAAAACGCTCGATAGTATAGGCAACAATATACAGGTTATTTGTTTGGCCAATTTGGCTCTAGTTAAAAGTAATTGGACAAAAAATAGCTCAGCTGTTTATCAAATTTGTATGTGATATAATTATATAGTTTAATTTCCCTTCGGAATGACTTCTAGTAAATTTCCCATAAAAGGATAACCGTTTGAACTTGGTTACGGGTTCGCTGAAAATCGCGTTTTTTATTGAATACATATCAAGAATTTAATAGTGAATTAAGAAAGAAAATTACCAGGAATTAAGACCCGCCCTGCGCCAACCGCCTGCTACTTTCACATATATATAGTTTTGATCCCAGGCGATTTGACCTGTTTGTCCGTTGGCGTCGCTGGAGCTGGTTGGCGTATAGGCCGTTTCAAGTCGGAGTTGCTGGTGGCCCGTGGCGGCTTTTATATGTAGCTTAGACGTAGGGACTGCGGTATTGATGCCCATATTGCCATTGGCATCTATTCGTAGGTATTCAGGGTAGGTGCCACCGCCCCAGCCTTCAATCACAAATGCGTCGACGTCACCGGGGCTCCCAATTCGCCAGGCAGCAAGGCCAAACTGGCTAAACAGAAATTTAACCCCGTTTCTTCCGGTTACAGAATGTTGATTTTCAATCGCAATAACCACTCCATTTGCCGGATTATCTTGGGCTGCGTGTACTCGGCATATTGGTGATGAATGACCTACACCTACATTACCGCTGCCCATAATGCGCATGAGTTCAATGCTGGTTGCTGGAGAGGTTCCTGCATAAAATACGTGGCTGCTTGCTGAATCACCTATTTGGTAGCGTAACGTGGCATTGTTTATGCCGAAACCATAGTAATTATGATCGTTCGTGTCAGCACCGTATAAAGCGATTCGTCGGTTAGCCATTGCGTTGGGGAACTTCAATATATTGGTCACGGTGAAATCAGCGGGCTGTTTTGACCAGACCCAGGCCCCCCACGGGTTACCCTGCCATTTTTGCCGAACAAACACTGAGGTGTCTCCATTATCAATATACATCTGCACCATATTACCAGCAGTGGCTCGAAAAACGAGTAACGTCCCAAATGTAAACGCTCCAGGAAAGGTAACCCCTGGCCCGTGTCCGGTGGCGAGCCAACCAGAACCCCCGCCAAACGTATAAGTACCAACTGCGGTTAAGCCATCAAAATCTGTTGCGGCTGGATCATATATGGCATTAGCGTTGGCGAAAGGAACCCCTGCAATTGAAAAACTATCGGTTTGCAGAGCCGCCCCTGATCCATCCAGGGAGCTACGGCCAACCACCACTTTACCCGCTCGGTACACATCATCCACATTCGTGGCCGGTGCATTATTGGTGCCGACTTTGTACCAAGTCGATAGATTACCATTGATGGCCCCTTTTACCCAATCGATCAATTGATAAAGCACATAGCGAACAAAAGCCGCTTTAGTTGGCCGTACCCTACCAGGTGCAGCATCTTGAATATTGGAATCAATCAGATTTTTTAAACCTGTGTCGTCAGGTGCTGCCATTCGATTTGTTGTTGTTTGTTAAGCATTAAAGGAGAAATCAAAACTTAAGTCAAAATCCACGTCGGCAAACAGCTCAGACGTGTTATACCTTTCCAGAAACCAGGCCGGGTGCCAACACCGCCCGGTTAGTTTCAGGCTTACCGAGTTTTCGGCATTGATCGCCCTGGCCGTTCCCATTCTAAGGCCATTGCCAGGTTCACCCGCAACATACGCCAGCCCGTTCCGATCCAGCCAGAGCGCTAGCCAGCGTTTTCCCTGGTTCAGATAAATCCAGTGTAGCAGCATAGGCTGGTTTTTGGGAATAGTAGCCGACAGTTCCAGGCTCCAGGCTGTTCCGGCTCCTTCTTGACCCGGCTCCGACGTTTCGGTAAACGTGCATCCCCCTGGAGGAAAGATCAGCTCGGTTATAGCAGCTCCACCAGCAGCGGCCAGACCGTAACGGGAAACCGTATACGGATCGCTGGTAGTAGGCCCATCCATGCCGGGCCCGTCTCCTGGTGGTAAGAGGGCCAGTACGGCATCTATGGGCAAAAGCTTAAGCCTAGCCACCTGGCCCGCGTTCGGCTGTTGTCGATAGGTTGGTAAGGTTTGTTCTGATAGTATCATCAGCCCAAAAGTAGCAGCCTGGCGCCCCTGCCAAAAGGACGTATTTTACAGGGTAAGAGAAAATAAAAAAAGGCCTCTACGTTAAATAGAGGCCTTTTTTAAGGGTAAGTAGCCCGGCCCAAACTGCACGAATCCGGCCTAAACGGGCTATATCCGGCCCAAACTGCGCACAGCCGGACTTTTTAATGCAAACTTTTTTTACGAATAGGTGGTAACTGCCCGGTTTGTTTTATCGATCCGCTCCAGAAAATCCCGGTAAATTTTGCGAACGGTATCAAATTCGATATCCACATCAGCTTCGATGTTGTAGCGATTCAGGAAAGCCCGAATGAATCGGGAGTAGTCGCCCCCGCATAATTCGTGTAATGCGCGTACCTCACAAATCAGCGAGCGCCGAAACTGTTCATCCAGTGATTTGACCAGGCTGGCCAATTTCTCGGGTGGCACTTCAACTGTCCGGTCACGATTTGTGTAATAAATAACTAGCTTAGAGCCGGTAATCTCTGGCTTAGGCAGGGGAAATAAGACAGGCCTGGTAATGCTGGCAATGTAGGAACCAACCAGGGAGCGGCCACCAACGTGTAAAGTCCCATCAATGACTTGACCAAACTCTGAATTTAACAAGTACTTTTTAAGGTATCGGGGAACCGATAAAACAACCTTTTTACGCATAGAGTGAGTACGAATTTTCTCATAGAAATATAAGCTAATGGAGGAGCCGAAATATACACATTAAAGTGTATTATTAATACTCAAATGACCTTATAAACCAGAGTCTTTTTAAAGTAAAAAATATTATCCAAGTCAATTGATTAGCTCAATAAATGAGTAATAGCCCTTTTGATATATCAATAGATTTTCCGTCAGCATTTCGTTCAATTAGCCCTTGCCAACCACAAGTAATGTGGCCTGCCTCATATATTGGCAACATATTTAAAAATAATGTGGGGATTTTTGGATTTATTTTATAAAAATGATTTTCCATACACATAAGAAGTATCATCCATCTAAAACTGTATACTATTGTCGAATCAATCCCAGTACGTTCAGAAAACTGTTTAGCTTGCAATTCTAAACTTGGTAATTCTTCCTTATAGCTAACTACTATTTTGTTCCATAATGTTGCCTCTTCTATTTGCTGTTTATTACGAGGGAAATTATTTAGATAAAATCGTAGCGTATTAAGGCCTTCAAGCTCGAAACTTTCCCAGGTGGGAGAGTTCAAAGCAAGGCCTACCTGCTCTATGCTATTTAGCTGTTTGTAATAAAAAGGTAACTGCTCTCCTTTAAAAGGAGTACCACAATTAGCGAAAAGTTTAAATCCATAAATCTTTTCTAGAATAGTCAAGTCCTTCTTAATCATCTGCTTTAACTAATTTCCCACCATTCGAATATGCCTTAATGGTGGACAAAGAAAACAAAAATCACCTAGAAGCCTGATGAACTTCTAGGTGATTTTGTAAAGAAATGTTGTCTTACTTAAACGAAGAAATACGCCCAATCAAGGCATCTAAACGGCCTGACTGGTTAGTTGCCCATACGGCTCCTTGTACGCCATCCACCGCGTTTTTCACCTGGTAAACGGCTCCCTCCACAGCATTGACCGACCCTTTCAAGCCACCCACCTGACCTGCCATATTGTCCAATCCGCTTTTGGTGGTATAGGCTAAGGTAAGCAGGCTGTTTTGGGTCGTCACACTCAGATTGTCCAGCCCTGTTTTGGTGCTGGTGGCCAGGTTCGCCAGCGCCTGGCTATTAATTCGGTTAAACGTATCCAGGGAGGTATCCACCGAACTGGCTAGATTCTTCATTGCGGCTTGTAAGTTCTTATCCGAAGCCTCTACCGCATCCCGGATTTCGCCCAACACTTTGAGCTGCTGTTTGCCCTGTTCGACCGCTTCGTTATGCGCCTGGTTAGCTTCGGCTACCCCATCACCTTGCCCTCCGGTGGAATCGGTCGTATCCACTTCCGACATGCCACCCTCTTCGTACCGTCGTCTGGGCGCTACTCCTCCATAGCGATACATTCGGCCACCCCAACGGCCAGCATCCAGTAGTCCACCCTCCCGGAAGGCTGGCCCACGGTAATCGGTAACAGGTGTACTTCGTTTACCTGGTGTTCTAGCATTAGCAAACATGCGTTGTATCAGTGGCATATTGGCCCGCGTCTGCTCCCGGCTAATGATGGCCTCCCCTCCCTCCATTTCGCCCCGTTCCCGGCCCGTGGCCCGGTCAATGATCGCCAGACCACCCGCACCATAGGTGGAGCCGTGCCGACCGCCATCGGGTATGAAGCCTCCGTGGGCAAATTGGGGTTCGGGCTGGCTCTTGATCTTGGCAATCTGAATACCTGTCATCACTGCCGCCATTGCCGCAAACACCAGGTTCACCGGCCAGAAACCGCTGGCCAGCGCCTTTAGCACTGACAACGCCCCCGTAATGCCCGCCGTGGCTATATCGGCCCGTTGCTGGGCTTTCCAGGCCTGCCGCTTAGCCTCTATCTCTTTTTGCTTGGCCCGTTCGTTCTCCTGCTCAATGGCCCGGTTCAGCTCCTTCTGGTTCTGTATCCGGGTTTGCTTTTCCTGCTCTACTTTTTTGAGCTTTTCCCGTTTCTCCAGCTCGGCGGCATCGATCTTTTTTTCAGCCTCCTCTTTGGCCAGTCGGATCTTTTCTTTCTGGTCTTCTTTGGCTTTGGCCAGGATTTCCTTGGCCGCTTTCTCATCCCCTTTTTGTACGGCCTCAATCGCTTTCAGTTCCGCGTCCCGCTGATCTTCGGCCAGTTCGATCTTGGTTTTGGCCGTATCGTTGGCCAGTTCAATGGTGGTTTTAGCCGTGTCTTTAGCCTCCGAAATCTTCACCTCGGATTCATCTTCAGCCAGCTTTTTCTCCTTCTGGAACTTGTCCTGAGCCTCCTGGATAAGCTGTTTTCGGGTGGCCTGGTCAACGTCCTTGCGGTTATTGATGGCTGCTATTTCGGCATCCCGTGTGGCCTCGGCGGCATCGATCTTTTCGGCCTTCTCGTTGGTGGCCGCTTTGATGGCGGCTTTTTCGGTATCCTGAGCGGCTTTAATCGTTTGGTCGCGTTCGTCTTTGGCCGCATCGATGGCATCGTTAGCGGTTTCTTTAGCCGTCTGGCTCTTTTCGTCGGCGCTATCCTTGTAGCCCTGCAACTGGTCGGCCAGCTTCTTTTTTTCCTCACTACTGGATAACTGGCGGTACTGCTGTTCCAGGCTCGAAATGGTTTGCTCGGTCTGGCTTTTGATCGCCTGAATCTTGTCATTGCTTTCCTGGGTTACCCGCTGCTTTTCGGCTTCGGCGGCATCCTGGGCCGCTTTCTCGGCGGCAATCTGATCATTAATGAGCCGTACCTTTTCATCCCGTTCTTTCTGGGCTTCGGCAATGGCCTTGGCTGCTTTTTGCTGGGCAAGCTGATTCAAAAAATCGACCGCTGCCGTGGCCATTTGCGCTACCGCTGCATACTTCTGTTGGTTCTCGGCCAGTCGCTTCTGCCAGGCTTCTTTTTCGCCCTGCACCAACTTATCGGCATAGTCCAGAAATGAGGATATATCCCCTTTTAGAATGGCGCTAAAAGCATTACTGGCATTGCTCCAGATGGCGTTTTTCTTCTCCTTCAGCTCCTGTTCTACCTTTTCAATGGCGGCTGCGTTCTGGGCTTCTGCCAGTTTGCGCTCAGCCCGGTATTTATCCTCAATGGCCGTTAAAGCCTGGCTCAATTGGCCCTTGTCGGTAATCTCCCGGCTGGCTCTGGCCCGTTCGGCGGCTTCCTCGGCAGTCAGCTTTTCGACCGTGGCGTTATACTGGATACGGAGTCGATCCTGGTGGATTTGGGCTAGCTTGGTGGCGTTTCCCTTGGCCATCAGTTCCCGCCAATCCAGCAACGCGTTTTCGGCCTGGCGCTCCTGGTCGATGATAAACTTTTTAGTCTCCAGCCGTTTTGCTTCTTCCTCCTCAGCTTTCTTCCGTTTCTTCTCGGCAAACTCCCCAGCCACGCGGGCCACATCCTCCTCCAGCTTCTTATCCAGCGCTGCTAGCTGCTGGTTCTTTAACTTCTCGTCCTGGAGCCCCCGCATGATTTCTTCAGCCTCCAAATCCCGCTTAGCGCCAAGTTTGGCAAACTCACGCTGCATCTCGTCTTTGATGCTGGCCACGTGGGCCTCTGCCTCCAGTTTGGTCAGTTCTTCCAGCGCCTTCTGGTTGGCCTTCTGAACTTCATCCAGGTGTTTCTGGTGGTCTTTCTCGGCCTGCTTACGGGCTTTTTCGGCGTCCTTGGCCTGATCGGCCAGGGCTTTCTTTTGCTCGGCGGTCAACGCGTCGCCGTGGGCCTGCCCTTGCTTCTTGCCCGCAAATGCGGCCTTCTGCTCATTGGCTGGATCGCTCCAGATAGCCACCACGGCAGCGGCCCCGGCCTTCACATTGGCTTTTACCCCCTCGATCACTTTGGCCCCCGCTGCTTTGGTCTGATCCCAGGCTTTACTGGCCGCATCGAAATTGCCCGAAAGAAACTCTTTGATGGCTACCCCCATATTTTTCATTACCCCACCAGCTCCCATCGAAAAATCGGCCAGCGTTTTCCAGTAGCTGCTTACGGCGGTAATCAGGGTGCCCACTACGCTCACCAGTCCCCGGATCACGGTAATGCCTCCGCTCATCACCGTCAGAATACCCACAAAAACAGGCCGTAACTTATCGCCAATCTCCACTTTGAGCGCGTCAAAATTATCCCCCAGGTTGGAGGTTTGCCCATCCAGGGTTTTCATCATTTCGGCGTTCTGACCCGCTACTCCCTTCATTTCCCCAAACTTGACGATGGCCCCCTGGATCGCTTCCGGCGTGTTCTTTACCGTCTGGTTCATCCCCTTGAACGATAGCGTTACCTCATCGCCCGATTTTTTGGCCGAAATACCAAACTCTTTCAGCCGCTCATTTTCTCCCGTTTGGGCATCCAATGCGGCCTCCACTAACTGATCAAAGGTTTTGCCTTGACTAGCCGCTAAATCCGTTAAGGCCACCATTTCTTTCTGGCTCGGCCTCATGCCCCGGTTGACCATTTTGACGTACCCCTCCGTCAGCTCATCGACTGAAAAGGCGGTTTGGCTCCCCAGCTCTTTGAGCGCGGCCATAGCGGCTTTAGCCTCCTTCTGAGAACCCAAAGCGGTCTCCAGTACCTTACCGTACTTTTCAAATTTGGCCGTCGTCTCAAAGATGGATTTACCTATGTCGATGATGAAGCCAATCACCTGTAGCGCCATAAAGGCCTGGAACGCCGTAGCCATGCCTTTAACCCCGCTGGTTACCTTGTTCCACATCGACGGCTGGCCCAAATCTTCCCCGCCCTTTTTGAGCTTGTCCACCTCATCCTTGACGCTCTTAAACTGCTTTTCGGCATCGCCTAGCCGTTTGGAGGCTGTTACAAATTCCTCGGTGCCAGGTTTGAGCGTTTTGAGGTCTTTGGTAAGCTGCTTAATCAGGTTGTCGAGCTGGCCATAGGTGAGCGTGGTCACGTCTACCTCCTTTTTTAAGGCCGTGGTAGCGGTCTGAACCTCCTTTAGCTCGTTCTTGTACTTCTGCCAATTCTCCGACCCCTTGCCGCCATCTTTTTCAATGTCATTAATGGTCTTTCGGAGGTCTTTGGCCTTTTGGTTCAGCTCATCGATACTTTTGCCTACATCGCCGTTATTGAGCCGTAGGGACAAGGTGGCTACTTCGTTTAGGTTGAGTGCCATCTTAGTCCGTAAAAGCCGCTTTAAAAGCCCGGCTGGCCGTTAGGTTGTAGGCAGTTGCCAGATCCTGGAATAGATACGGGAGTACGTCTTTTAGGAGCGGATCGGCGTAAATGCCTCGGTAGCCACGGGTGACGTTGGGACGTTTGGCCAGACTCATTTTTAAGCTCCAGGCAATGCGCTCCACGGCTCTGGCTTCGGTAGCAGGAAAGGTGCCTTTTTTGTAGCCCGACACGTAGGCAAAATGACTGGCCCCTACCTTTTCCACATAATACTCCATGGCCAGGAGCGGTGGTGTACGGGTATAGTTCATCCAGCGCAAATCCTTGATTCTCGCCAGTGCGGCCATTTCCAGGCGGGCCTCCACGTAGCCCTCGGCCTCTGTAGCGGCCCGCTGGCGAAAGGAGGCTAGCAGTTCCCCCGAAAGGTTTAGCCCTGCCTCCTGAATCCGTCGTTTAAAGGCCTCCTCGGCTTGAGCCAGGTAGGTATCCAGGATTTTAGCCGCATCGCGGTTATTAGAGAGCCATTCAGCTCGGGCATCCCCTCGAATGCTAGTCGTTACTTCCATCGTATTTACTGTTTTGAGAGCAAGCTAAAACCGACTCCAAGAGACCAAAAGGACAAGAAAATCAATAGATTGAGAAAAATCATCAAACTAAATTTGTTACTTATTTTAGATATTGCTTTATTTACACTTTACCTAATAAGTCTTTATATTCCTTTAAAAAGCTTTCGGTTAAAACAGTTAAATTAATTCATTCCCACCGATCAACTTTAAAATAATGTACATTTCAAAATTTTCAGCTTTTAATTACAGAAGTTTAAAACAAGTAACTATCCGATTTGAAAAAGGGAAAAACGTTATAGTCGGAAAAAATAACTCAGGAAAGTCTAACATTATAAGAGGTCTTGATATTCTAATTGGAGAAAAATTCCCTACGTATATACATATAACTGATAATGACTATTACACATTTGAAAAAATTGACCTTGAAACAGGAGAAATATCAGAAGAGATTGCTGAAAATTTTTATTTAGAAATAGAATTAGAAGGCCGGGATGTCGATGAAGATCTTATTAAATCTATCAAAAAGAAAACTGCTTTTTCAAAAGTAAAATCCCTAAAAAATCTTTATGAAAAACTTGAAAATAATGACATATTAATAAATTATGATTTTTTTCAAAATTTAGATCAAATTGAAAATAGAGAAGAGATTGATGTCATTGGAAGAACAGCGACAGGTTACGACATTAAAACAAAATGGCACAGTTCAAATGAGTTATTAAATTTAATACAATTCTCAAAAATAATTAAATTGTTTTTCTCTAAATCAAGGTCAGAAGAGGAAAAGAATGGGTATGGAATAATAATTATAGAACGTGATAATAGTATATGGATATCTCATTTTGTCCCAAAAAAGCTTAGAGATTCTCTAATTACCACAACAGTTATCAGTGCATTGAGAAGCCACAAGGAGGATTTAAGGCTTGTTCATTACACATGGTTTGGAAAACTAATCATGGGTCTTTGGAATAAAAATAAGGGAATTATTGAAGAAAGCTCTGAAAAAAGTTATGAACAATTAATTAAAGAAAAATCGAAAGAAATAAAAAATATTGTCGATGTAGTTTTTGATCAACAATCTCAAGATATTAAGCTATTACTTGAAGGTGCTATTTCACACAAATCTGTCAATTTTAAATTTATTAACGACACAAAAAACGAGCTATATAAAAATATTCAACTTTTTGTACACGATGGTATAGATAGGCCCCTTCAAGAGAAAGGAACTGGAATACAAAGCGCTATAATTATAGCGCTATTTTCAATGTATTGTAATAACTACCATAATTCAAGTTCATTACTCATAACAGAAGAGCCAGAACTCTATTTACATCCACAAGCACGAAGAGTAATTTCTGCTGAACTAGAAAAATATATAGAACAAGCAAATTCACAACAAAGGCAATTAATTATTTCGACTCATTCAACAGATTACTTAAAAAACTTAGATCCATATTGTATAACTCGGGTTTATAAAGATAGTAAAAACAATTGTACTGTAGCAAAACAGTTAGACATTGAAACATCGTCTCAGATTACAACTGAGTTAAAAAGATTTTTATGGTCAACAAATAGCGAACTTTTTTTTGCAGATAAAGTGATATTAGTAGAAGGAGGTGAAGTATATTTAATACCCACAATTGTTGATAAAATATACTCAGGGAAACAGTTACTAGATTATGATAATATTTCGGTAATTAGAGTAAATGGTAAGGGCAGTTTTTTAACATACATTAAAATGTTAGAATGCTTTAATATTTCATATCTTGTTTTAGGTGATCTTGACTGCTTCAAAGATGAGGTACAAAAAATTTCAAAACATTAAAATCTAGAGGAGCATAAACCAATATTACAAAAAATAAAATCGGCCTTAAGCAGTATGGAAATATCATATGAGCAAATTAATACTAGAATTAAGGAGATTGATAAAAATACAGATGCACAGACACTAAAAAATCTATTAGATAAATTTGCAAGTGGCGAAATCACTAATAGTGATCAAGACCTTTTAGATATAATAAATAAAATGAAATCTCGCTCAACTAAAGGCGATAAAATTTCAGCTATCTTAAAACAAGTTTCAAAACAAGAATACGACCAAATACATCAAATTCTTAGAGAAAATAAGATTTTCATATGGTCTCAAGGTGACTTAGAATCTTATTTTAGTAAAAGATCATTAAGACTAAGTGGAAGTAAGGACATTAGAGCGCTGGAACTTTCATATCTACTTCAAAATGAAAATGAGACGCTCGAGAGTCTCTTTTTACACATTGAAGAAATAAAAGAGCTAGCAAAACTAATAGTCAAAAAATCTTAGTATTCGATAGTTGAATATTAGTTTTTTGCACAATCGATATGAATTTTCAAAAATTTAATTACATTCCCAAAAAATCACCTTTATGCAGGCAACATTAAAATCATGGTTTTCGCGATTAATTTGGATATTTTTTTTTATTGCTCCCTTCTGTGTTATTTTACTTTAAAAATTCTATAAACAAAGATATAAATATTCTTTTAAATGCCTTTATTACTTTTATCATTTTCATCATGGCTTATTTCCAAATAGATGAATCATTTAATTGGATATATTCAGGAAGACACTATGGTCATTTAAATCTTTTTGTTGCTTTTTATTCAGACAGCAGCAAAAAGTATTCATTTGAGTTAACAAAGAGAGAGAGTCTAGTTCATATACTATTTGGGTATCTATTATTAGTATTTGCCTTTGCTAACCTTTATCAATTTATATACATGATTGACAAGAAAAGTTTTAACGAAGAAATGAACATAATTAATTCATTCTATTTTAGCATTATTACATCTGCAACAATTGGCTACGGAGATATTACCCCTAAAACTTATCTATCAAAATTATTAGTATCTTGTGAAGTCATATCAAGTCTTGGGTATGCCGTATTCTTCCTAGCTAGCTTACCTGAATTCACAAAGAAATTACAGAAATCATAGATTAACAATCACCTTGTTAATACTTTATTTTTATAGAAAAAATGATTATATATACACCAAAGGATTAATATTTTTAGTATAAGAAGGATCAATTTTTATAATTTTAAGCCCGTACAAGTAATGCCATCGCGGGTTCGGTAATGGGCAAATTGATGGATAACTTGCCTACCCAATAATCTAGCCCATTGATGTGCACTTTTTCCGAAAAATCCAGCGTGGCCAGGTCAACCTCGTTTAAAGCTAAACCACGCTCCAGATAAAACTGCCGCTTTCGGTTTGCCTCAGTTTTTCCCCAAAATCTGACCGCTAATCCATTCTCTCCATTCCAGTAGAGCGAATAGCCGCCCCTTCTGGCCGTAGCTGTGGGAATGCCGTATTGTAGGCCATTCCAGAATAAAAGGCGCGGTGTAAACGTATTGGTCAATTGTCCAAATTGAGCTGTGATACCCGCTTGTTTGGTGATGGCAAGGCCGGTAGCGTCATCGGTTAGTAGAGTCGAAAATTTACAACTTAGTTGGCTAACACCCGTATCGCTTTCCAATTCGGGTGTTAGGTAGTCGGCCAGGATTCCAGGTTTGTCTTTGGCGAGGCCGTCCCCCCCATCCGCCAGGCTCCCGAGTTGGAGCCGTCTGGCGGTTTCGGGCCGTTTCTTGAAGTCCTTTAGTGCCTTATCGCTCCAGTTGATTTGGGCTGCACGTTGGTGAAAACCCTCTGTGAAATCTAGCCGTATGCTCCGTTCTACGGTGTCTACCGTCATAGCCAGATTAAACAGTTTTCTTAGCTCCAGTAGCAACTCGGGAATGGTCAGGGTAGGCAAATGCTGCTGAAGGGTAATGAACGGGTTACCATCCAAGGATCGGGTATTATACAGCAATAGCTGGCTCAATACCGGATGGTCGATAAACGGCCCGGTTATGGTTACCCCCGTCAGTTCGGACACTCGTAACAGGATTTCGTTTAGAAAGACCATTGGCACCAGTGGCCCAGCCGTATAAGCTCCCCCGGCGTAGGCATTCACTTTGCCCGAATAGCCAATGCTGGCCCCACTGGTGCCATAATACTCCGAATTGAGCACCGTAGGGAATGCCACCACGTTCCGCCCAAACTGTTGCAGCACCGGAGTTAGTGCACCCGGCAGGGCTATGGCTCCAAAATCGACCTCTGGTAACGTTTTGGTGTGTAGGTCGCCAAAGAGTTCACCCAGGGGCTGTACTACCGTCAGCGCGAACGTTTGTGCGGCCTCGGTCAAGATGGCCACCCCTGATTGGAGCAATTGGCCATTATAGTACTTCTCGCACTGGTAACGCATGCCTACCGCGTCGTTTTGCAGCAGGTCAGGAAAGCCCATAATGATCCGATTGCGGCTAGTGGCTGGTATGGCCGGAATAGTGGCTTTGGCGCTCAGAATATCCTCATACACCAGGTAGGGGTTTACCAGCTCCAGGTTTACCTTGGTGTCGGGCGTGAGGTCTACTACCTGGCCATCGATCCGTATTTGTAAGCTCATGGGTTAGAGTTGGGTTACTTTAAAGTAGAGTTTATCGCCAGAAGCCAGGTTAATCTGGAGCGGCTCAAAAATGCCCGTTACATTCAGATAGCACCAGGTAAACCCAATGCCTACGGCGGCATTCTGGTTGACGCGCAACACGCCATTTTGCCAGATTTTTACGTTGACGTTTCGCCCTGGTGTACCATACACGTACATCCGCCAATTCAGATGCCATACGCCCGTCATGGGCAGGTCTAAATCATTGGAAAACTGCGGAAACACATAGGGCCGATTTTGCCCCTGAATGGCCCATGTATTGCCCAAAATTGGATCGGTTTCGTACTCCCGCCATTCGATGGCAAAGCGGGTTGGATCATTGGCCCGGTAATGCCAGTGGCCAGCCGGTACGGCTACGGTGTACAACTCGGGCGATGGGTTACAGGTGCCGTACTGATCGGCGTAGGCCTGGGTGTTTAGCTGGCTGTATTCGGCTTCGGCCTTACTGTCGGCATCGGCCTGGCTAATCTCGGAGCCATACTTTCCGGCAGCGATGGAAATGATGGCCACGTCCCCAATATCGCCGTTAGTACAGGTTGACCGCTTAAACGTCGTCGGTCGGCTGATAGCCGCACTTGGATAAGGAGTTGACCCGGCAGGTACTTCTGGCATGAAGCTATCGGGAATGTAATCAGCATCGCCCGGCTGGTTAGGCTTTTCCGTAATGGGTTTAAACGTGCTGTTATCGTCGGGATAATACTTCTGGAGTTTGAGCGGCCTGCCGTAGCCTGTGCGCTTGCCGTAGCTGTCGAGCATATACACCACCCCTTGCCCACGCCAGGCGGTCAGGCGGGCCGGTATGGCTGGAGCTGCTGGCAGGGTCGAAAAATTCACCTGTGGCGTAGTTAACCGAAACGTAAAAGAACGGGCCAGCAAATCCGTGTTGTCCTGGGCATCCGTCAGTGTATTGGTTAGTAGCTCAAGCGCCTGGTGGCCCCGGCTGTCGGCCAGGTAAATCTCTTTAGACAGTAACAGTTCGTCCAGATGGCGGAGCCGTTCGGCGGCTTGCTGTTCAAAATAGCCGGTGCTGACCGTTAGAGTTCGGGTGCCCTGCACAGCTACCACCCGCAACTCGGCAAAGTCGGCGGGTGCTCCGGCTGGCCGCTCCAGTTCCGCCGTGGTGCGGATCGTGTCCAGGGTTTCGGCCCCCTCTCCCAGCAATCGCAGAGTATCCCAGCCCCCCAGGCTGTTGGCCAACAGTAGCCACCGCTCCTGACTGCGATACTGTCGATCTATCGTATACGTCCGAACTTCACTAATCCGGTTTCGGTCGCCATCGGCCAGCCAAACCTCATACCTTACTACCTGGTCGGACAGCCCCAAAGCCGTTGGCCCACAGGGTAGGCAAACCACCTGGTAGGCCTGGCTCCCCGATAGCTGGCCTTTGTCCACGGTTTCTACCGAACCATCCCGGTAGGTAATCCGAACTCGGCGGATCAACGTGGCTGGTGTGGGCGAAATATTCAAGAGAAAAGCCAGGTATTCCGGTTGTTGCTGGCTCACCAGTTTGTTATCCGGTTGCCAGGTTAAAAAGGGCCGGTTGGCGCTCATGTAGCTGGTAAAAAACACAGCTCCCCAGGCCACAAAATCCCGCTCGGAAAGACCCGCTTTAAGTAGCCACTGGTTAGGCTGTGCCTTAGTCGAAGCAGCTAGCAAAACGCCATTGTTCTCCACGGTTTCCCTGGCCATATAGGGCATAGTGAGCGTGGAAATAATAGCCATATCGGTAGCGCCTGACGCTGGTTTCTTGTTCTCCAGAAATCCGTCCAGTAACTCATCCAACTGATAAAACGCCCCCTCGTAAACGCTGGAGCCGCTGCTGGTAGTGGGTGGCTTTTCGGAGCCAGGCATTTTCACCAGGCGTTTAAAGGTGCTGGAGCCCGAAAACTCGGGCACTAATACTTCCAGGTAGTAACGGAGCCCGCTCCTATCGGCCAGGCTGGTATCTGCTGGGTCGATAATATGCTCAATTCGATTACGGGAAAAATGCAGGGGCAGAAAAGCCATCCTGGTATTGATGGGGTCAATAAACAT